TGTAGGTGTTCTTGTAGGTGTTTGTGTTTGTGTAGGCGTTGGAGAATATGCAGGTTCAAATCCAGCAACAGGATTATTAGCAATTGCATCAACTCTACACCAAGAATTTGCAGCAGTACATATATACCAACCTGTACTGTCATATGCTTGTTGACCGGCTACACCCGTATCATTAACATTTGTAGGTACTGCTGTATAAAGAGGAATAACAGAAGTTATTCTCCCTATAGAATCTAAGGTAAGGGATAAAATACCCTGATTAATTGTAGGTGGTGTATAAGGTTCAGCTTGACTTGCTGATAAAACTCTTCCTAAAATATCTGATCTAAAGGCAGTAATAGGTTGACCAGTAGTAATACAACTGAATGGACCGGGAACTGGATTTGCTTGAGCAGCAGATAAAACTCTTCCAAGGGCATCTGTTTTTAGTCCTGTTATACTTGAAAAATTTGTAATTAAATCAAACTCTAAAATTTCATCAGGTTGTCTTATTTCAATAACTCTTCCAAGTTCATCAACGTTTAATCCTGTTATTGGAGACAGTAAAGATGTATTAATAGCTCCTAATGTAAAGACTCCAGCAGGAGATGCAGTTGTTACTCTTCCAAATTGATCTACTACAATACCGGTAATAGGTGTACCATTAGTAACATTAAATCCAGAATGTACTGGTGCTAAAGCAATTACTCCCATAATTTTATTTATTCATTAATGAATTCTATCAAGAAAATATTTAGGTAATCGTGATCTATATTTTTTAAGTATTTCTACAGTATTTCCATCCAAAATATATGTAACTGCGTAGTCTTGTTTACTTCTTGTAGCCCTTCCACATGCTTGAACTAAAGCATTAAGCATTTTATTAATATACCAATCCGAATCAATCTGATATAACTTTTTTATACGTTTATTAGATAGTGGTAAAAAAGGTAATTTTACTATTATTTGAAAACGCGCTAAATCATCTTTTAGGTCAATACCAAAAGATAAAGAAGGACTAACCAGTATAGTTGAATTAGGTGAATTAAGGTGATTTTGTAAAATATCTTCGTTTTTATAACCTTCCGTTCTATACAAAAATCTCTCACCTTCTAAACGCGATTTTAAATATGTAGTTATTTCATTTGTATGTGTATGAATTATTCCTTTTTGATCTTTATGATGTGTACATATTTTATTAATTTTACTAACAATTTCGGGAAGCTCAAACTTAATATTTTTATAATTTAGTTTGTTTTTTGAAGTAACATATATAGGTGATTTTGTAGGCTCAAACGATGAATCAACCTCAACATATTCATATTTTTCTATACCTAAAGTTTTTGCAAAATTTTTATGATCTATAATTGTTGCGGACATTAATAAAACGTGCTCACCATAATTAAAGATATATTTTGATAGTTTGTCAACTTTTAATGGTGTAAAAGTTACACTATTGGCATTTTTTTCTATTACAAATTCACAGTCATCCCAAAGTGATTCAATCTTTGTTAATAAATTATATAAATTTTTTAAATATACAATTTTAATTTTATCCGGATGTGATAAGCTTGATTTTTTTTTATTATGCCTATTTATAGTTGCGGCAAGTATTTCACTAATTTGAAAAATTAAATTATATAACCATACTCTAGCTTTAGGTTTAAACTCTGTAACTAAAGGAGAAACAATTATACCATAATTTTTTAACTTTTCATAATCTATAAATGCGGTGAATCTCATCGCAATTTCATCTTCTAATTCTGATGCCTCATCGCATATTAAAAAACTTTTACGTTTTACATGTGAGGGTAGAGATAAAAACATTTTATAATTTAAAACTGCAAATTTAGAAGTAAGCGCTTTATTTCTTGCTGTATAGTATGGGCATAAATTTTTTTGCCAGCAGTCTTCCTTTATAGAGGGTGTAAGAACACAAGGAGCAGTTTCTACATCATAATTTGTATCCACAGCACACTGATAATTTGACTTTCCTTTTAAAATTTTTGTAGATTTAAATAATTTTAAATATTGATCTTGAAGTGACTTTGTTATTGTTAATGCAAATGTACCAAACGCTGGTTCACATATTAACCCGGGTTCATGAATATAATTACCAGAATAATCTTGTCTAAATGCATCGTACGAATTTATTAAATCGATATAATTTTTAGTAGGATCAGAACTAACATTAGCTAATGTTTGTGCTAAAAAACTCTTACCAGTACCTGTAGGTGCACAACAGATAACAAATTTATTACCACGCGTAAAAGCCTGCTCTACACCATTTATTAATTTTATTTGACTTTTACTAGGTGAATAATCTTCAGGAAAATATGAAATGTATTTTTTCTGCACTATACTATAATATATCATTAACCGATGCAATCAAGACATTATCATATAATTTTGAAAATTTAATCTTTTTTAATAGGTTACAATGTTGTTGTAATTCCGAATTATCTTTTAATAATGTTTTCAATCTATAATCAAAATAATAATTATTATTTACAAAACTAAAAGAAAAGGGATACGGTATTTCATATGTTTTGTAGGCATTACAGCTTGTATCTAATAATTTAAAATTTAAATAAAATTCTTTTACTGAAAACAAAATTAATTTACCCCTTTTTACCGTTTTATCATTAATTTTAAAAGATAATGTTTTTTGTAAAGCTGAATTAATTTTTTCTTCTATATTATATAAATTCATACATCCATAAACCTTTCTTTTTCTTGTATTGTCATAAAGCGTAATTTTGTATTAAAATATTCCCAAAACTTTTCACTGGCAGGTATTGTAGAAATAACTTCACATGCATCAACATTAATACATCTATAATCTTGCATTAAAATATCCCATGTTACTATTAAATTTTTTGCGGCAGGGCTAAATTTAGGAAGCTTTTTTGGTTGCTTATAATTTAAAAGTAATTTACCGTTTAAACTATTAAGTAATGAGAAGCTATTAGTGCACAGCATTCTTCTTGTTGGTGGTTCACCAGGTTTAGGTCTTCTCCTAGCAAATTTTATCTCACACACATTATTTTCTAGAAGATTTTTTAGTGGTGATAGGCTTACTTTCATTATTGTTTAGTTCTTCACATATTCCAAAAATTCTTTGTTCGTTTATAAAAATTCCTTTTTTAAGAATACCGTGCCCCTTAATATGAATATTGGATATGGGAATTCCTAAATTATTTGGAAAGCAAATAATATCCCCGGTCCTAGCATACTTAACATTAGGACCACATAAAATCACTTTACCTTGACGCCATGCTTTTGTATCTGCATTTATGGGAACAAGGATACCGTTTCTAATTATTTCTCTACCGTTATCACTTTCATCTATAAAAGTAGCTAAAATAACATCATCTAAAACTTGCTTGAGACCTAAGTTTACAAAAACAGAATCAAAAGAATTTTTTGGTAATTCTGAAAAATCTATTAAACTTTTCTGAGTTGGTAGAGTATCAATAGGTACAGGATTTTGCATATTAATGATTTAGTATATATTATAATAATATCAATATTTTAAGTATTGCCTAATCTCCCTCTTTGAAAGCTCTAAGTTTTTTGCTATTAATGTTATTTTATCTTCGTGCTCTAAATCTACATCTTGTTTGGGTTTTTTTACATAATTAAAGAAATTATTTTGAGTTTTAGGTAAAATATTTTTTAAAAAATTAAAGTATGTTAACCTATCGTCAAATATTGATCCAAATCGATTAACAGTACAGTTAATAATAGCTGCAGCATTTTTAGATGCAAAAGATAACCATCTATTAATAATGAATGGGGAGAACTGCGAATAATCATCAACATCTAAGTTAATAGTGACTTTATTATGAAGTATATTTTTTAGTAAATCAAATATACTCATTAACAAATTGCTTTTGTAGTAGCAATAAAAATATCGTCGTTAAGTGAATAAAATGTATTAATGACATTTTGCATATATTGTTTGGCTTGATCATCATTTAAATTTGTAGAATAGGCGAACGCTGGTGCCCTTCTACCTGCTCTAATATTAATTCCTGTATGACCTAGAGCAACATTATTTTTTGAATATGTAATGCTTACACTACATTTACCTGTCATTTGTGAAACACCACCTTGCTCATGCACTTTGTGTACAATCATATCATCACCTTTCATTTCAATAGGTGCGCCAATTAAAGGAGATAATATATTAGCCATTTGAACATTTAATAATCTTTGATATGCAACAGCCCCGAATGAATCTAACATAGGTATTTCCCAAAGAAAGTTCATTGCATCATCACTGTAAATGTAATCTTGTTTAAGTATATCCTCCGTATCAATCATACCTTCTGCTTCTACTTCCATTGGACCACGAAATGCTATAATATTACCAATTGGAAGCGTTCTCTCCTTAAAATATTTGTATGCAAATCTATTATGCAATAATTTACCATCATATTTTACTATACCTTCAATAATCATAAATTTATTATAGAATAAAACTCAATAATTACAACTATATAATTTGGTCAAAAACCTTTTTATTATGGACATGCAAATTAAAAATTCTTGTTTCACCATTATCTATTGAAATAGCAACGGGTTTTTTATTTAAAAATTTAAAATGTATTTTATTGTTTAAAATACTATCTCCTACGTAGTGATTATGCTCTGCATAACCTGCTTCATGACCGTTATTAGTACCAAACGCATATTGTCCCCACGATGCACCATCAAAAATACAGTTAAATTTATTATTATTAAACGGTAAGATAGGTAGTTCTCCTATTTTACTCTTTTCATATTCTTGTATAATACTCAATAATATCATTTCTGATAAATTGGAATATATACCTGCAAATTCTCTAACTTTTATCTCACCTTTTTTTAACAGCTTACTTATTAAATTAAAATATATATCTTTGGAATTTGGACTCTTGACAAAAAATATTCCCGCAGAACTCATATTAGGTCCCACTTTTGGATAAAAAATTTCTTGCGATAAATTATCAAAATATTTTATAATAGTTTGAGGATCATAAAAAATAATATTATCATGCTCTAAATGAAAAGTATTAGTCTTATTTTCATCCTTTATAAATGAAAATAAAATCAATAACCGTGTAAAAGTAGTTAGCCAAAATGAATCAAAATAATGAGTAGGAAAATTCATTTCCGCTTCTTTTAAAATTTCTTTTACATCTGCATTATTAAGATATTGCTCTGCATCAATAAAATTAACATTTGTGTTGTCAATATTTTTCTTGAGTATGTTAATAGTATTTTTAGGTTGAATACAATTTACTTCACCGTTATAGTTTTTGCGTAAAATTTTAAACGAATTGTAAAAGTAATTAGGAACATTTGTATAGGTAAAATTACTTTTCTTTAAAAATTTACTATTAAAGCAGTCACTATTTAAATGAACATATGTAATATTCATTCCCAATGATTCTCCGATGCGCAAACCCATGAGTGCATTTGTATAATATCATAATCACTATTCTTATATTTGCCAATAAGTTTCTTTATTTCCTCTTCTGACCATGCGTTAGGGTTATTATCTGATAAATTTTTACCAAATTGATATTGTTTAAGTTGCTTAAATTTATAATTTTTAAAATGTTTTGTAATAAAAGAACCATACATCTCAGATTCAGAAATATGTACTGGTAATGAAATAATTTGGCTAGATCTTTCAATAAAACTTTTAACTGTTAATCCTCGACTCTCTAACAATGCATTGATAATTTTTTTATTAAAAAAACACATATCGCCAATAAATGTATGATTATTAGATTTTTCTAGACCTAAAACATACCAATTAAATAAAAAATACGGAAGATGGTTTTGCCTCCAACCATAATACCATATGGGATTATTTTCTTCAAACATGCTTAGTTTCCTATTAAGCACGCCGTCAACATCAAAAGTTAAATAGTACTCAGTATCCGTAACATTTTGAAAAAGTTTAATTAGTTGTTGATAAATCCAATTAGGTCTAAATTTAAACGCCAATGGATTTAAATTTAAAACTTCTTTATCTGTTGTGTAAACTATATTACTGTCGGATATTTTGTCTTTAACTTGTTTTGGAGTTACAACAAAAATTTTATTTTTATTTTCCAAATTTAATTCTAAAGATTCAATTACAAAAGGTAATTTTTTAAAGTCTTTAGGCGCGCAAGGAAGAATAACGTCAAAATTTTTATTTTTTGTAAGTTCTGGAAGCTTCACATCATTTATTTCAATAGGAGAAAGATTACAAATACTTTCCTTAAACATTGATTTTTCCAAATTTTCTTCATGATCAAACGGTTGATACCATTTTATATTGTTTACAGTAGGTCTTTTTAAAAGTACATTATATACATAGTTATACCAAAGCTGATTACATACAATGTCTCTATTAAATACATCTTCATTGTATGTTCTTTCAATACTAAATGATTGAGATGTGCTGCCGTGCTCGTTATGAAATAAAACGGGCGGTAGTTTATTAAGAGTTTTTGTCTTACCTAATAGCTGACATAAAGTATAAAAATGAGTATCCCAGTATGATCTACCTAGAATTAAATCAGGAAAATTTTTTCTATGAGTAAGCCAAAAGGTTTTTTTAATTGCAATTGCATCAAATCCATGCACTGAATAGGACTCAGGAGTAAAGGAACCACTTAAACTTTCCATTCCAAAGGTATGAATTCTCGACGCCAACCATGCACCGTAACTAGTATCTTCTAAAATATTTTTAATAAATCTGTCTGAAATAATATTATCATCATTCATAAAAATAAAAATATCACCATTTAAATCTATTAAACTGTTTAAAATATCTGTAACTGCAGGTATTTTTTTGATATTTTCATAATATTGTTTATATTTTTCATTTAAATCTGTTAAACCTGGATGATCAAAATATTGAGGTATAATTTCTCTTGCAGATCTAGTTAAAGTATGAATATTAATAAAACCATTTAACTTATATTGCTCATCGCTAAACGTAATGTTTACTATATCTATTTCCGGAAATTTTTCTTTTACTTTAAGTATTGATTCAACAGAAAGCCTTTGGGCTAATGAAAAATCTTTTTTATCTTTATAAGTGTGAGTTGCTAGAATTATTTTCATTTTTTATCTTTTTTAAAACTTGAACTGTGTAGTCTTTACCTTTATCAGGTATTTGAGGTATATGAAGCCCGTGCTTTTTATAAAAATATTCATAATATTTTTGTATTACATTATTTCTACAGTCATATCTTTCCGAGTTTTGCAATCTACTCTTTGCATTAGGATTATTATTTACCAAATTATCAGAATCAGCAAGATCAGGAAACCACCAAAATGGCGGCGCCCATTTTTCAAGTAATGATTCTCTATATGTAAGTTCTCCATCTAACAACTCTCTTAAATTATTATCATATAGCATATCATGCTCATATACGGAGCTGTGGTGATATGTAAATTCATTACAGAGATTTCCATAAAGAGCAATTTTTATTTCCTCACCATAATCTACTACTAATTTTGGAGTTCTATTATGTGGAGTACCAGCACCAGGGCTTGTACTAACATAACAAAAATATTTTAACCCAGATAATTCTTTTGCTTTAATATATTTTTTTAATGCATCTTTTGACATTAATATCATATCATCTTCTATAATAAAAATATGTTCGCAACCCCTGTTTAATAAAAATAAAATACAATCATTTCTACAAACAGAAACTAATTGATTTTTATTATGTTGTATCCATTCACAATTATACTTTTCTTTATAAGAATTACCACCATTCACTACAACTAATTCATCTATGTAAGATGGTAAGGTAGAATATAAGTCTTTAAAATAGCTTTCACTATTATATGTTGTTATTCCTACACCTATTTTATTTTTTACTGTTTGAAAATTCATTTTTTAGTTTCTTAAGACATTCAATAACTTTTTCTTCTGTTAAGTTCGGAATTTCGTAAATATCAACACCATGTAATTTTTTAAAAATTGACCTAGCTTCGTTAAAATTGTTCCAAAAAGTTTCCGGTTTTCTTACAATACTATCAGATGTAAAGTCAGATAAATTTTTTAACATATTCCAACTTTCATATAAGTCTGCAAACCACCAAAAAGGAGTACCATACCCATATTTCCATGCTCTGTAGGTTAATTCTAAATGATCACCGTGACCTTTATTAAATTCATAATAATGTAATCCTACTGCTTGTAAAGCCTTTCTTGTATAAAAAGTAAAAGCACCTAAAATATGTTGAGTTAAAATAATCTTTACATCCCTATAATCAATTATTTTTCTAAAAATAGGGCTATAATTTTGATCTAAATTTTCTCTTTGAGAAAAGCCAAAATTAAAATGCTGTATACCTGTTATATTAGATGCATCGATGTATTTGTCACAAACATCAGAATCTGTTATAACAACATCATCTTCCATGGAAAAAATATAATCACAGTTTTTATCTAGAAGATATCGATATATGTCATTTTTTGATTCTCCTACCTGTTTTCCGGATATATGCTGAATAACTTTAAACTTGTTTGTATCAATAGTTTTAAATGGTTCTCCATCATTAACAATAACAAACTCATCAATTTTATTAAAAGGTATTGTATCTAATTGCTGCTTAATGAAGTTTTCTCTATTACAAGTAACAATACCTAACCCTATTTTACCTTTCATCTTCAATAATATACTATAAATAATTCAAATGTCAACATATTCAAATACAGTTAATATCTCTGCAATTCCTGTAGCTCAAGAAATTATAGATGGAGATTATTTTGTAATTAAAACAGCAGAGGGTTTACGTTTAATTGATTTTAAAGATTTACCCTACGCAAAAATAGATCCGGAGGGTAAAGTAGAGGTAAAATATCTATTATCTGCAGTAAATGTTTTTGCATATAGTTCCTTATCCGCAACATCTGCATATATAACAGATTTTTTTGTAGATAATTTTAGAGGAATTGACACGGAAGGTGTTTTCAATACTTTTCTAATTAAAGAAGGTATTATACTCTCAGCTTTAAACACACAATCAGAATTTATAGATTCATTATCAGCAACTACTGATACACTATTAGATGCAATTTCAGCTAGAGTACCTAATGTTTTTTATGATAGTGGTAATATTTTTATTGAAGCAAATCAAAACGCTCCTATCTATCAAATACTAGTTACAGGAAATAGTAGAATGCCCGATCCTGTAAATATTAATCCAAGCGATATTCAAGTAAATTATATTTGGAATAATGAATTAGAGAATACTTATGTCAATCCTGTTACTCAAACAGAACCGGTTTCTGCAATACCAAAATTATTTATTAAAGAAAGCTCTACAGGTAATTATCAAAATGGTTCTGGATTAATTCAGTTTAGAGCAGTTTTTAGGCCTGCATTAATTCATAATGTAATTGTAAGTTGGAATTGTATTAAAACATACTAATATGTTAAGTGCTAATGACATTTTCTTTTTAGAGAAAGAAAAAGGCACACATGTAGTTCTTTTTAGCGCACTACCTTTTTTAGGCACTTTATCTGGTTATTGTTTACAAGCAGAAGCTGAAAATATAAACGTAGTTGAAAGTTTAATAGGTTTTCAAAATTTTAATTTTAATTATTTAACGTTAAAGAACACACCTAAATTGGCTAATGTAGAAATTGATGATGGTTCATTTAATACCTACAACATAAGTCAAGGATTTATTACATCTGCATACAATTCTTATTCTGCAGAAGTATCTGGAATGTCAGCTACTCTAAATACGCTGTTTACTGCTGCTAGTGTAAATACCTTACAATTTTTTACAGATTCAGGATCTGCATTATTTTATAATATACCAGGCACAGGAATTATAGAAACACTTACCATAGTAGGTACAAAAAAATTACCCGCAGCTATTGCAAATAAAATTTATGGTAGAGATATTCAGGTAAAATTATTATGGAACGAAAACGTAGAGTTTCACAATTATAAAAGTCAATTATCTTCATGTTGTGGTGCAACAAGCGACTTTTTAGTACAATCTATACCCTACATACATGTTTATTATAGTGGTACAACAAATATTAATGCTGAAAACAATAATTTCTCTAATGGTACTAATGTTGTGTTTAACGTTAAGCAATTTTGTTTAAGTGCGGAAGCAAAAATGTTTTGGAGAGTAATGAAACCTTATTACGATATTTAAGAATGAAACATTAAAGCTTTATTAAGTTTTTGAAGTATATGTCTTGTATTATGGCCTTCTGTTTTTAATCTAGAAACTTCCTTTTTAAACGCACTGACGAATTCTTCAGATAAATTAAATTTTCTTGGATAAAAAAGTTTTTTAGTTTGTTTTATATAACCAAATCCGGAGGATTCCTGCAATATTAGCTTTATTGCGTTTTCAAAATTCTTCACCTAATTACTTATTGGCCTAGTACAAACTTCTTATATAAATCTTTTTCCTTATCTTCCATTCCTTTAAGTTCTTTTTGTTCATCTATTAATTTGGTTAAGTTTTCTATAGCATCAGGTGTAAGTAAGCTATCTTTACCATCTCCGCCAATTAAGTCACCATATGCATTTAGATAATATCTAATAAGTTGAATTCTTTCTAAAGGTGCACCAAATACTTCAATTACGCCTGGGGAATCATCTTTAGGAAAAAATACTGAAACTCCTGTACGTATTAGTTGATGCAATATAGATTTAAAAATATGATCAATTTCTTTTATATATTCAGAATCAGCTTCCCTATCTTCTCTAGGCTCTACCTTAACTGGTGATACCCTAGTAATAGGAATAAAGAAAATAATATCCAAATGTCTCATGGACTCTCTAACTAATGGTATACATTTCTTAATAAATTCATCGCTAATATTATTAGGATTCTTTGCATTTGCCCAAATAGAATAAACAATATTATCTAACGGACATCTATCATGTATAACATAACCAGTTTTATCTGAATTTGCTTGTAAATCATCAATTAAACAGTTTAGAATGTTCCATTGAACTTCTTCTGTAGTTTCTTTACTGTGTTTAAGTTGATTCTCTTTAATTTTTTTTCTATATGAAGATTCAACCTTTTTATACATGGGCCATTCTGTTAACATGTCATTTATTAATGTTGATTTACCTTGACAAGCTGTACCAGATATAGCAATTCTCATATTATACTTTAAGCGCTTTGTCCCAAATAACTAGCTGTAATCTTGGACTAAATTTTAGATTATGTTTTTTACACAATTCTGCAACCATAGCTGCTTTTTCGCTATGTTCTGCTCTACTACCACAGCACGGCATTAACCAAATTCTCTCTCTAGGCACTTTTATATCCGGCGGATATACATATTTATCAAATACTTCAGTAAGGTCTTTTTCATCATTTATTACAAATTTAAATCCAGAATTATATTTAACATGCCACTTTAGTACTTCTGGTTTATATCTCTTTTCAATAGGATCACCGTTATTAGATAATTTAGGTGATGTTGTAAATGTTGCTTTCCAGTCTTTCCATTGATAATCAGGTATAATTGTTGCATTAGTTTCAAAATCAATCTTTGGAACAAATCCGAACCTAAATATAAATTGATCTACTAATTCTAGCAAGGCTTTTTGTTGAATAAGAGGCTCACCCCCCGTTATTTTCCATATAGCCCCATCCTTAAGATGACAATTATAACTATTTTGTGCCATATATTCAAAAACTTGATCAAATGTCATTCTATTTTTTACTGACCAACTTATAAAGCTATCACAACCATTTGGTGAATCTGCAGAAGCAAATCCTTTACACGTTAAATTACACATTGACAAACGCATAAAAACAGAAGGGTATCCTGCATACTCACCTTCACCTTCAATAGTATAAAAAATCTTATCGTCGCTTAAAAAAATTGTTTGATCCATAGTTATATAGTAGTATATTTACTTTATATTTCACTATATTATAGTACAAATTTAGATTATCCAGACTAAATATATATGGATGTCAAAGAAAGACAGACAGCTTAAAAAAGCTGCTCGTGAAGAAAATAAACTATTAAAACCTGATCTATTTTTAAATTTTAAAGTAGAACAAAAATTTCACTTCAATGAGCACCATAAAGCTTTTGTTGAAAAAGCATTTTCTGATGATTCACATATTATATTTTGTGACGGGCCAGCAGGTTCATCAAAAACATATTGTGCAACATATGTTGCATTAACAATGCTAAGAGAAAAGAAAATAGATGAAATTATATACATAAGAAGTATAGTAGAATCAGCTACCAGAAAATTAGGTAGTTTACCTGGGGAAGTGGATGATAAATTTAAGCCGTGGAGTATACCTTTAGTAGAAAAATGTGATGAACTTGTAGGTAAACAAATTACAAATTTATTATTTGAAAATGAATATTTAAAATGTGTTCCTGTAAATTTTTTACGAGGTTCTACATTTCAAAATAGTGTGGTAATAGTTGATGAAGCACAAAATTTGGAACATAGTGAATTAGTAACAATATTAACAAGGTATGGTAAAAATTGTAAGTTGTTCGTTATAGGCGATTCATTGCAATCTGATATTCAAAAATCAGGATTTAAAAATATAATGAATGGTTTTGATTCAGAAGATAGTAGAACACATGGAATAAATGTGTTTCATTTTACTGAAGACGATATTACAAGAAGTAAATTGTTGAAGTTTATAGTAAAGGTAATTGCAACAATTAAAATTAAGTAGAAGCGTTTAATGCTTTTAATTCCTCTAAAGCTTTTTTAATATTATCTAAAGCTTCTTGTTCTTTAGACTGCGGTATTAAATCTATTTTTTTATTATCAGTAGGAAATAATTGTTGTAATGTATCTGATAAATTATCTTCAAGTTTCTGTGTTAATGGGTCTTTTGTAAAAATAGGCGGTACAGTATTTCTAACTAAACCTATTGTGTTTATACTTTTCTTACCTGCCACCTGGTTGGAATAAATGTTCTGTAAAGATTGATTACAAGAATCGTCACTATTCATTTAATGCTAATGCTGAGTTAAATTCGTGCTCCCAAACTTCTACTTTCGAAACAGAACAACGGTTATTAGTATTTTCCTTTATATAATTATTTGCTTTATCTAAAACATGCTTTGCAAACATTTCAATACCTACACCTTCTTTAAAAATACGTAAATCAATAATTCCTTTTTTATGTAAAGCTTTAAAAGTATCTAATTCCGGGTCGTTCTCCCAAATTACTGTTGTATGATCAAATGTATCTTCTAATATTGTTTTTAATTTTTTTAAACTACCAAAATCAACAACCCAATTATTTGAATCTAATTGATTACATGTAAACCATAATTTTGCTCTTAATCTATAACCGTGTAAATATTTGCAATGCGAATCTGCATAAGGCTGTCTAAATGCACAAGAACCTAAGTCGATAATTTTTGTACTTACAAATTTCATTTTTATATTTTAACTTATATCTAGATATATCAACTTACATGTAAAGATAAAAATTCTTTATACCTGTATTATTATAACCAAAATATTCTAAAAATCAACTGTTATTTTTTAATTATTTTGCAGCCAAATTATATATTGTTTTATACCTTCGGTATTTCCTTGTATAATTTTACCTGTATTGTCTACTTTGATACCGTTTAATGTAATAGGTGTATTACCTGATGTATCTTTTGCTGCTAAAGCTCCGAATACTTTATTAAAATCTACTGTTTTAGGGTCTATCGATAAACCGGATAAAAAGTTTGAAGCAATATTATTGTCAGGTCTACCAAATATTTGGGTTAAATCTTTTTGTAATTGGGTAGTTCTGGGTACTAATTTAGTAGGTGTAGGACTAGGTGAAGAAGTTGAAAGTACCGGAGGAACAGCTCCCGCGGGAGCTGCAGTACTGCCAGGTGCTGGTAAAACAGGAGGAACGGCTCCAGGAGGAGCAGAAGGAGGTGTAGTAGAAGCGGGAGTGGTTGTACTCGGAGTCTTAGGAGCGGTGCTTGTTGGTGGTTTATATGGTTTAAATTTTTTTCTTGCTGATACCGATGCCGTTTTCTTTTTTGTTGTTTGAGGAATTGAAGGGGTATTAGATCTAGGAGCTCTATATGGATAATAAGTTGGATTCTGTGTTTTTTGAATAGGTTTATCTTTTAATTCTTGAGGCCATTGCCCAGTTCTTGCCCAATGCGATACTTTTGTACCAAACCTATCAGGTGCGTGAATTACATTACCTAGCGCATTAAGGCCTTTACCTATAATGCCCTCATTTTGCATAAGTTCATATAAATCGTCAAACTTCACATTATTATTTATTGAAAAAACCTTATTAAAATTTGGATAAATAATTATGTGAATCTGATTATAGATGCAGATTTAACAAATCCTCCGTCTCAGAGGATTTCCGTAAGAGAACTAACATTTTTTGCACATGAATTTAGAGGTTACAATGTATTATTAGAAACCAATAGTAATAAAGATTTTTACTATTCTTATTTGAAAGGTATAGCATTAGACTTTATTGATGATATTGTTAAAGTAGGAGAGGAGACAGGACTTAGAATTGGTAATTCACCTATATATGCACCTACAATAATTGTAGAATTTATAAATTCAAAAAATATTAATTATCTATTAAAGTGTATAGGTATGTTATAAACAATTTCCGTACGCATAAATGTCTATAAGAACCCCATTTGCACCATATAAGTCTGCTTGATCTCCTGTATTTGCCCAATTAAACTTATCATTCCATGCCAGTTCTAATGGTCCAAATGATCCACTTAATGTTGATACTGTTGAACCTGAATATATTCTTACTGTCTGACTTGGTGCAAGAATAAAGAATGGAGGGAATGTAAATCTTTCTTCTGGTGATGCTATAGGACATTTATTGGGGAATGGTAATGCCCCTGGAGGCTGCTGATGACCTAAGAAATATGTACCTACTAAGTCAACAGTTCTAGAACCAATATTTTGAATATCAATATATTCAGGATTTGTACTACCACTTACATTTACAATCTTTAAGTCAGGGTAGAATGTAGGTGTTGGTGTAGGTCTAGGTGTTCTAGAAGGTGTGGCAGTTACCACATATGGTCTTACACAGAAACCAAATCTTGAAACTAATCCAATTAAATAACCAGAACTAGAAATATTTACCTTTACATTGTACGTACCCGGTGGTCTGATTTTACCTACTACAGTATCTGCATTACCAAACCATCTTAAACGTTCACCAAAATTATTAAAAATAAAATCATCATATTGAGGGTCTCCGCCCCAACCTATATTAGTAATAACTTGAAAATCTGTATAATCACTGAGACTATCTGTCTCTAAAAATATACCCTCAGTATCAAAAATATAATCTATATCTTCAAATTCAAATTTTTCAGGAATTGAATAGGGTTTCCAACCCAACAATAATTGATGAAAGAATGGTGTTGTATAAGTTGCAACATAATTTGCAAATTGTTGATTGGTCTCTTCTTCATCTAAACAATTTTCTGCATTTACAATTCCCGGTGTTGGTAAAGGTGTTGCAGTCTGTGTGAGTGAAATTGTGGGTGTTTGAGAAGGAATAAAATTTATAGTTTTAGTTGGAGTAATAGTTTGAGACGGTGTGTAAGTAGGTGTATTTGTGGGTGTAAAAGTTGGTGTAGGAGTAGGTGTTAAATTTTTTGTAACAGTTGGTGTTAGTGTTCTTGTTGGAGTTCTTGTCTGTGTTCTAGTTACTGTAGGTGTAAATGAGGGTGTAAGGAAAGGTGTTGGTGAGGGAGTTATTGGAAAAATTGATACAGTAAGATTTGAAGGACTACCACCTTGACATGTTGGATAGGTATAACCTGCTGCATTCTTTACTACAACTGTAAAGTTATAAGTTTGAAATAAATTTACTGTTTTAAAAGGAAAAGCAGTTATTCTAATCCAGTTATCATTCATTATATTATAACAACTTACAGGTAAAAGATATGCACTTATTGCAGGGTAATCTGCAGAAGTACTATTCATTTTTGTATATTCATCAATTAAAGTATATTCAGAAGAGAATAATTGTGAACTAGTTGTACTTAAATATATTCCCGTTGTTGCATTAAAATTATAACCTTGTAAAAATATACTTTGCGGATTATTATTAATAATAAAAGGCACAAAACTCTCATTACAATTATGAGTAAATTGTGATGTACCTTTAACTACTTGATATTCTCTTAAAATATACATGGTTTAATTATATTTACTTAACTTAGTCATGATAGTAAGCTGTAAATCTCATTGCATTGTCTCCGCCCGGGGCAGTTGATGTACCAACAAGGGTTAATGTACCTGCTGTTGTTGTTGCACCCCAAGCTACAATTCTAATATATAGATTACTACCAGTTGTTAAATTTGCCGGTAAATTGCTAAATGTATAAGCCACATCTGTTGTTACAGTTAATGGTCCTAAAACTCCAAAGCTTTGAGCAGATGTAAATGCTGGATTTGTATCCCAAATAATTTCGAAATGTGTTGGACCGCTTGTGCTTCTTCTTATATAAATGGTTTGAATATTGCTTATATCAACCTTACTTCCTGCACAATTTGGATTATTTGGATCCCATACACCGCATGGATTAAATTGTATAGATGTTTCAATATAATCACCAGCTGTAATTGCTGCATTTCTATTAGCAGTAGAAGGTGTAAATGCTCTCATACCCCAACCTGCTGCAGTTGAATTAGAAATTAGACCATAAGGTGCAACACCAGTTTGCATTATCCAAGGATAGTTAAGTTTAACTTCACCATAATAATTTGCAGGCAATCCTGCAATATTATTAGGATATGGTAATATATAGTTAGCACATAGAGTTGTATTAGTAGTATTTTTATTATCATCAAATTCAAATACTAATATTTCTCTTGTTGTTGTACCTCTAGTTAATGTAGGTGTTTGTGTAGGTGTAAATGAAGGCGTTTGTGTAGGTGTTTGTGTCTGTGTAGGCGTTTGTGTAGGTGTTTGTGTCTGTGTAGGCGTTTGTGTAGGTGTTTGTGTCTGTGTAGGTGTTTCAGTTCTAGTAGGTGTCTGTGTAGGTGTTTCAGTTCTAGTTGGTGTTATAGTTTGTGTAGGTGTTCTTGTAGGTGTTTGTGTTTGTGAAGGCGTTTGTGTAGGTGTTCTTGTAGGTGTTTGTGTTTGTGAAGCTGTATTTGTAGGTGTCTGTGTGGGTGTCTGTGTGGATGTTTCAGTATTTGTAGGTGTTTGAGTAATAGTTTGTGTAGGTGTATGTGTAGGTGTACGTGTAGGTGTAACAGAGGGTGTTCTTGTAGTTGTAATTGTTGGTGAGGGTGTTTGTGAAGGTGTTGTTGTTGGAGCAGGGGTTTGAGTAAGGGTTGGAGTCTGAGTTTGAGTAATTGTAACAGTAGGTGTAGGTGTTTTTGTTGGAGACGATGTTATATTAGGAGTACCGGTTTGAGAAATTGTATTAGTTGGTGTTTGTGTTTGTGCAGGTGTTTTAGTTGGCGTAGACGTAGGTGTTTGTGTTTGTGAAGCAGTAGGTGTAATTGATGATGTAACTGTTGGACTTGGTGTTAATGAAGCAGTTTTAGGTGTAGAGGGTGTATTAGTTGGTGAATTTGTAGGAGTTTGAGTTTTAGTAATAGTTGGTGTAGGTGTTTGTGTTTGTGTTGCAGTGGGTGTTGAAGGTATTGTTGCAGTAGGTGTTAATGTTAATGAAGGTGTATTTGATGGTGTTTGAGTATTTGTAGGTGTTTTTGTTGGTGTTAATGTTTGTGACAATGAAATAGTTGGTGTATTTGTTGGTGTTTGAGTTTGAGTAATGGTTTGAGTAATAGTAGGGGTTGATGTTTGTGAAATAGTATTTGTTGGAGTAGAAGTATAAGTAGAGGTACATGTTTTAGTAGGGGTTTGTGTTATAGTGGGTGTGTTAGTTGAATTAGGAGTAGGTTGTGGTGTTTTTGTATTTGAAGGTGTATTTGTTGGGTCTGGAGTTTCGGTAGTTGTTGGAGTAATAGTATTTGTTGGGGTAATTGTATTTGTAGGTGTTCTTGTAGGTGTTTGGGTAACTGTTTCAGTTGGTGTAGGCGATTTAGTAGGTGTTTGAGTAACTGTTTCAGTTGGAGTTCTTGTTGCTGTCCTTGTTATTGTATTAGTAGGTGTAAAAGTGTTAGTTGGTGTAAATGAAGGTGTCTGAGTGGGTGTTTCTGTTTGAGTAGGAGACAAAGAAGGAGTTATAGGAAAAACTAATTCTGTAGGTGTTAACTCAATAAAACTAAAATCTCTATTATTTTCTGATATATAAGATAGTTTACCTGTATTTTTATAAACTGTACCACTCAACGTTACAGCTGATAAAGTACTAAATGTATTTGGTAAAACTATATTATTCATCACTAATTAAATTATTTTTTGTTACATCTATTTTTGCGTTTATTTTAATTAGAAAATCCATTCCTAATAAAATAGGTGTCTCGTTATCTTGTCTATCTGCAATACTAAAAGGTACATTATTAAATTTTACTTCACTCCCATCTCTTTTTATTGTAACATTGAATCCAACAACAGGTCTTTTTTCAATATTACCTGATCCAATGTTTATATCTATAATTCCTTCAGGAGCTTCCTTAGTTTTTAACAATTCTTTTTCTAATATATTGTTTCCAACAGTTTTAAATTTTACTTTATTTCCTAATATATTTACATCTAATCCATGTAAAACGTTGAATGCCATATTACCTGAATCTGATTTTGCAGGCAATTCTCCAAGGCCTTCTAAGTTAATATTTTCAATTAAACCTATTTCAACCGCTTCATAAAAAGCCTTAAACGAAATCATCTAATTATTTATCATTTTTTTAGATAAATAAGACTTCAAAACATAATCATTTAGATATTCAGAAAAGTATTTGGCTAAATTTAACAATTTTTCTCTTTGATCTCCTTTAGCTTTCTTAGATTTTTCATAAAAATCTAATACAAAATCAGATGAAATATGTGTATAATCACTGGGGTTTTTTAGTTGATGCTTTTTTAAAATGTTCATACTGATTACATAAATTTAAATGTAATATTTAAAAATACCATAAATATTTATAAATAATATTATGAGAGGTAAGGATATACAGTGTCTGTTTGAGGCTTACAATGAAGTTGTCATAAATGAAGATTTAGGTTTAGGACCCAATGCAATTTCCGATACTGTTCCAAATAACAGTAAACCTACCAATGTTAAACTTGTTAAAACACCTGATGATATTGTAAAGAACATGAAAGAAGAGGAAGAAGGTTGTGGTTGTGGATGTGAACAATGTAACTGTAAGTCTGGAGAAGAAACTCCTGTAGCAATGGCAAAAGGTGAATTATTTAACACTGCAAAACATGCAGCAGGTCTTTTTAATTTACTATCTACTTTAGATAATATAGAACCTTGGGTTGCAAGTAAAATTACTAAAGCAGCTGATTATTTAAATTCTGTTAAACAGTATTTAGAATATGAAAAAGTTGACGATGTTGTTTCAGGTGAAACTGAACAACTACCTAATGAAAATGTTTTAAATAAAATAAAAGTTTTATTAAATTCAGAATCTAAAAAAACGTTAGAAAATGCTCTTTACGAAGTAATAAAAATATACGAAAAGGATTAACTTACTTCTCTACCTACAGTAGGGCTACCTTGGGTATTATAAGGTGGATAACCTAGGGATGAACCAGGCCTGTTATGAGGATCTAACATTTGTTGTTTTATTATTTCATTTTCTTCATCTTTTGAAATAAGTTTTTTATCTAATATATTTTTTATTTTATCAATATTTTTAATATATAATGATTTTAACAAATTTATTTTTTCTTGCTCACTCATAAAAACATATGACTGTCTTAATTGAGATGCACTAGTTACATCTATTCCATTAATTTTAAAAGGTTTTACAGGAAATAGATATATATATGCATGTTTTTTAAACGGGTCCATTTTTTCTATAGATTTAAAATCTTGAAAATATGTTGGTGTACCATCTTTCTTTTTTCTTATAAATAAACTTTTCTTATCTGCATCATTTTTTTCTTTTTCACTAATCGCAAAAATAACTATATCTTTTTCTGGATTATATTTACTCAACACTTCTTCTGCTCTAAAGGGGCTCTTGACCTTTTTAATTACATTAGAATCTATACCAGTAGATGAAATAATAAATTTCTTTTCATCAAAAGATAAAGGCCTTTCTTCTGTATAATCTGTTGCGACAATAAAAACATCAGCAGTCGGGAAAGTTTTCTTTATATTATCATATATACTTTTATGTCCTAAATGAAAAGGATGAAATCCTCCAGGAAATATTACTATTAATCTTTTATTTTGTTCTTTATAATAATCAGCAAATTTCATATTATTTTTTAAATGGTGAATCTAATCTACCTAAAATAAAATCACCGGTTAACTTTAATGGTCTTGAAGAAATTCTAGGATCTCTTATTACTATACCTTCATGTTTAATAAGTTCACCAGCTTCTGATGTTAATGAATTTTTTATCTCTTGACCTACCACTCTAGTTGCATGATAAAAAACAGCTCCATCTATTACAGCTTTTTGTGCCTCCGGATTATCTCCAACTATCTTTACTACAGGCACTCCATCTAATATATTTTTGTAATTAGCAGTGAGCATTGCATTTATTAACTTATTGTTAATATCTCTAACTGTTATTTTTCTTGGATTAACTGCCTGTGATAACCATTCATTAAGAGATTTAGTTTCTATTTTTTTATCGTCATACTTTACAGTAAATTTTTGATTTAATACTCCATTAATATCAGCTTCCTTACTAATTTCAGCTAAAGTAGGTCCAAATACTTTAAATCCTTTTTCTAAAAAAATAGGTTTTAACTTTTGTATAAAAGAATTTAATAAGTTCTCATCATAGCTTACCTCTTTATTTGCTCTTCCAGGCTTATCAGGGTCAGGATAATAAAACTCATTAATTCCGTGAAATACTATCATATTTTCTTCATACTCCACCACATTAGTTTTTCCGCTTATGTACTCTGTATTAAAAAATAAATTTTTATTTTGAAAAAAACCTAAACCAGTTAATTCTTTTTTTGAACTTGAAATTATACTATCTAATACTGTGAGTACAAAAGTAATAACAGAAGGCATATTATGACCTTCTTTAGGAAACCTTTCCTTTACATTATCAGCTGTTATTCCTTTTATATCAATTTCTTTATTAGTACCTCTATCAACTGCAAATCTATAATTATTTTTTTCTTTTACTAATTTAATACTTAAATTAATTCCGTCAAACTTAACGTGTGATAATTGAGCTTTAATACTTTGAAAAATATTATTAAACAAATTAATTAAATCATTTCCTGATTTTACGGTAGGTAAATCAAACGGATGATCCATATGACCACCAGAAATTGCTTCTTTTAAATAAAATTTTTTAAACGGAATCATCGGCCATTGTATCCATTGACTCGATGTAAGGCTTTACTATTTTCAATATTTTTGCAAGCTGATCATTAACGTTTGATTCATTTATATCGCCTATTGTTTCAAGTTTATCGATGTCCTCAGGATCGGGAGTTGCAACAAACGTTTTTAACAACAATCTTACAAGCATTACTTTATTTTCAGATGATAAATCATTTCTTTTAGGTTCTAAATTTGGTACTTGAACATTAGGTGCACTTTGAGGAGTAGGTGGAACGTTTCCTTGCGCACCTGGTAAAGCTGCATCAGGAGAAGGCATAGTTGCGTCTGCTTCATACAACGACATTGCTTGTTTAATTAAATTGTTAAATTTCATTATTGTATAGTAGTTGCTACATTTTTTACTTTATCTGATAATTTTTTTAATAATGAACCGTAAGCCCTTTCAATATCTTTTTGGGGTTTATCAAACGGATTGTACCATGCACCTTTAGATTGACCTTGCGCAAGTGCCTGCACCATTTCAATATCCCTAGGCGTTAATTGAGAACCAGCCAATAATCCTGATTTAGGTGCAGCTTCTTTAACTGTATTACTATTAACACTTTCTAAATTTATAATAGAATTACATAAAGAATCAAAGCTCTTTGTCATAATATTATTTATTAAAACATAAGCAGTTGTTTTGACTTTAAACTATCAAAAAATGTATTTGATAAAAATGTAAGATCGTTCTTTTTGACAAATTTTTTAATATTTTCAAAGCTAAATTTCTTCTTTTCGCTCTTTGTAATTAAAATCATAAGCTTATTAACTAATTCTTTTGACCTACCATTATTCAACTTTATATTATGTGCCAAATCCTCCAGATTATTTTTTGCAATAAAAATTTTTATAGGTAACAATTTTGATATTTTTTGAAGTAATTTTTCAACAAATATTATCAAGACATTCTCATCAACAAATTTTAAAATTCTTAAATTATACAATGATACTTTATTAAAATAGATAATTGTCTTACTATTAATAGGTTGAGATAATATTTCATTACATATTCCTAAAATTATGTAATGAAGAAAAAACTTTATTATCTGTTTGTTTTTTAAATCTAAATTTTCAAGTAAACCTAAATTGAAAAATGTTTCTAACAGATCCTTTTCTATTTTTTTAAAAATATAATTAAAATCAATTAATACTATATTTTGTATTTTTAAATTTAGCCTATCCAACATATTAATATAATAACATACTAATATTAACTATTCAATAAAATTTTTAGGAGGTCTTCCAATTCTTACATTTATAATACCATTATAAAATTTTTCACTTAAAAGTACTTCCCTATCTATTTGTTCTTTAATTTCAAAATATGCTAATTCCCACTTAGATCCGCAAACTTTAATTATTTTAAATATAAATTTATCTTTACCAAATTTTTCTATATCGCTATTGAGCTCAACAGACGAGCTAGTATATGTCTTCCAATCCGATTCTTTTATTTCTATTCTTTTATTCTTCTTACCCTTTAATGGTTTTCTCTTTAACTTCGACTTACACTGTTTTTTACCTATATAAATTTTATTGTTTATAGTATTTGTTATTTCATAAATAAAACCAAATGTATTTTCATCTAATACAACGTTCTCCGATAAAATCCAATGACCTAAATCCATTATAAATCTTTATTCAAAGGTCTGCGTTGTACAACTATAGATTCATTTTCTTCCTGTTTTTTTCTCTTTTTATGTTTTTTTGATTTCTTCCTTGAACCCAATCCCCATGCTAAACGATAATCATCTGGGTTCCACGTATCTCCAGTTTCAAAAGCTCCTCCTACAGAATTATAATTTCCCAATGAGCCTCCTGGCCCCGAAGTATTACCCAAATCTCCAGAATAATCAGGCCCACTTTCTAATATTGCCTTTTCAAGCAATTTAATAAATCTTTTCTCAAACATCATCTCTTTATTATTTAAGTTTATATACTATAATATATGCATGGATTTAGATAAACTATTAAAAGAGATAGAAGAAGATTTAAAGGTAGATGAATTCTCTCTCAAAGATAAACAAATTAGATTGCCCTCTATCAAACACAAATATGCGGGTATTTTGGTTAGAGCAAAAATAGAACAAGTAGAACTGTTAAAAACCAAAGAAAAAGTAAAAAAAGAATTAATATCTTCTTTAATTGAAAAAAGTCCTGTTAAAGTTGCAAATGTTATAGCTGAAAAATCTGTTGAAGATACATCAACTATTAAAAAAATTAATGAACAATTAAAAGAAATCGAACTAATAATTACTCTTTTAGAAAAAACTGAAAAAACCCTTTCATCCATGACATATGACATTAAAAATATAATTGATATTATTAAGCTGGAAACAACATGATAGAAATAACTTACGAGAATAAAAAAAATAAAGCCGTATTATCAGGAGATTATTTTGATGAAATAAGAGAAAAATTTTCCGTTGAAAATAAAGCTGCATTTTTTATTAAAAAATATAATAGGTTTATTCCTACAAGAAAATATGCAATAACACCTTCTGGAAGATTTGATCCAGGGCTGGTCGAAGAAATTAAAAAATTTTTAATTAATAAAAATTATGCTGGTACATTGAATATATCTAAAGAACTGCAACAAATTATTAATCCTTCTTATTCTATTCCAAGTAATTTTACAAATCATAAATTAAGTCTAGAACTTAGGGATTATCAAGAAGAAATAGTGAATATCTGTCTTAAAAAAGGAAGAGGTACTGTTGTCTTAGCAACAGCAGGTGGAAAAACACTTACTATGGCAAACCTCTTATCAAATATTTTTCTTTTAAAAAACAAAAAAATAAAATGCTTAATTATAGTTCCTGATAGAGGATTAGTAGAACAAACGTACAATGATTTTATTTCTTATGATGTACCTTTTACTATTTCTAAATGGACAGGTGATGATGAACCAAATTTTAACACTAATATTTTTATAGCAAACTTAGGTATTCTACAAAGTGAAAAATCCGACCTCTCACCTATCTTGGACGTCGATATTTTAATTATAGATGAAGTTCACAAGCTAAGAAAAGATAACAAAATTAACAAACTACTAGGACTAATTAAAACCCCATCAAAATATGGTTTTACAGGAACTATGCCTGAAGAGTTAGAGGATCAATGGAATATAATAGGTAAAATAGGACCTATAATTTACGAGAAAAACAGTTTTGAATTAAGAGTGGAAAGTTATATTTCTAATGTTATTGTTAATATATTAAAAATATTTTATAAAACATCTCCTTCAAAATTAACTACAAATAATCCCACAGACAAGTATAGAAATGAGTTAAATTTTTTAATTGATAATAGTTATAGAAATAGCATTATTAAAAAAATAAGTGATTCGTTATCTAAAAACGTTTTAATTATGGTTGACTTTATTCGTCACGGTCAAGAATTATTTGATATTTTAAAGAATGATAAGAAAAAAGTTTATTTTATAAGAGGTGAAGTAGAGGTAGAAGAAAGAGAAAAAATTAGAAATCTATTAGAAAAACATGATAATATTATTGTTGTTGCAATATCTAAAATATTTTCAACCGGAGTTAATATTAAAAATTTACATTATCTTATTTTTGCTGGAGGCGGAAAGGCTAAAATAAGATTAGTACAGTCCATAGGAAGAGGATTACGATTGCATATTAATAAGAGTAAGCTTATAATATTTGATATTGCTGATCAACTGTATTACGGTATTCAGCATATGCAAAAAAGAACTAAAATTTATGAAAAAGAAAAAATCCAAAAAAACGAATACGAATTTATCGAAAGTTAAAAGCGATAAACCAGAAGAAGCTACAGCAATTGCTGAAGATATTATTTCTCCTAAAAAAGCTAAGGATAAGCCTCACTATGTTAATGCAAAAGAGTTTGAGGAAGAAATAAAAAAGTATTACGATACGGGTAAGATAACAATTAAATTAGGTGAGTCACTTAATAAAATTGCCAAAGGCTTAAGCTATGCGCCTAATTTCATTAATTATACATATAAAGAAGACATGATGGGTGATGCAATTGTAAAAATGTTTTCTGCCCTCCGTAATAAAAAATTTAAGTTAAATAGCGGATTTTCACCATTTTCCTATTTTACAACAATTGCATTTCATGCTTTCATCAATAGAATTAAAAAAGAGAAAAAACATTCCGAAATGGTAAATGAATATAAAGATAGAGTATATACTGACCTTATGTCTTCAGATTCTGAATATAATATATATACAAAACCTAACAAAAACGAAAACGACAGCGATAGTATAGATAATGATTCAAATTAACTCTGAAAAAATATGCTGTATATCCGATATACATATTGGAGTACATCAAAATAATATTTTTTGGCATACTACAACACTGGAATGGTCTTGTTGGTTAAGGGATAGATTAAGAGAACAAGGAATTAAAGATATTATAATATGTGGGGATTTATTTCACTATAGGGACGAAATTTCAGTAAATACCTTGCACGTAGCAAACAATGTTCTTAAAAATTTAAAAGAATTTAACATTATTATGCTAGTAGGTAACCACGATGCATATTATAAAGATAGGTCTGATGTAAATTCACTTTCTATTTTAGATGGTTGGTCTAATATCACTGTTATTTCACAACCTTCACGTATTAATATTTTTAATAAAGAACTTGGTATAGTACCATGGGGCGTTGAACTTAAACATATACCTGAATGCGATATTTTATTTGGTCATTTTGAAATCGAGACATTTAAAATGAACGCACATAAAATATGTGATCACGGTATTAAGACGTCTGAATTATTAAAAAAAGCAACATTGATTATATCAGGTCATTTTCATTTAAGAGAAGAAAGAAAATATGATAATAAGACAATTTTATATCTCGGGAATCCGTTTCAAATGGACTTTGGAGATGTAGATAGTACAAAAGGATTTTATATTTTAGATATACCTAATACTAGATATACATTTTTTGAAAATAATTTTTCACCTACTCATAAAAAAGTTTATTTGTCACAAGTTACAGACAGTAACAACAAATTATTTGAAAATGTTGAGAACGATGTAAAAAACAATTTAACAAGATTAGTTGTAGATAAAAATATTTCAAACGACGAAATTGATATAATTTTAAGTAAACTAAACATGTATAAACCTCTTAATTTAACAGTTGATTATACCGCTAATTTTAACAAATATAATGTGAATGATACCGGAGAGTGTGATTTTACCGGTATTGATATACCTAAAGCTATAGAAGAATTTGTTAATCTTTTAGATATCAAAAATAAACAGGAGGTTATAAAGTATGGTTTAGAACTTTATAACAAATACAAATGAAGCAAATAGTTTTTAAAAGTATATCCATTAAAAATTTTTTATCTGTAGGTGAAGAACCGGTGGTTATAAATTTTAGACCTGGGCTCAATATTATTACAGGTATTAATAAAGATAAAGAGGACAGACGCAATGGTGTAGGTAAATCTACTATAGCAGATGCTATATACTTTGCAGTTTTTGGGACATCTTTAAGAGAATTAAAAAAAGAACATATAGTTAATAATATAACAAGAAAAAACTGTGAAGTAATATTTGATTTTTGTATTATTGATTCATCGTCAAAAGACGATTATCAAATTGTTAGAATGTTAGAACCTTCTAAGTGTATTATATATAAAAACGGTATAGATAAAACACTTGATAGTATTATTAATACAAACGAATATATAGCAAATAAAGTTTCTTGCTCGCCCGAAATAATGCAAAACTGCGTTATTATGACAGCTAATAATACCATACCTTTTATGGCTAAAAAGAAAGTTGAAAAGAGAAAATTTATTGAAGGTATTTTTAATCTTGAAGTGTTTGGCAATATGTTATTGGGGTTAAGACAAGAATATAATGATCTTAAAAAGAACCATGATGTTGATGCAGCTTTATTTTCAGAGGTAGAGTCTAACTATAAGACACAAATAAAGCAAAAAGAATCTCAAGAAGAAGAGAAGAAAAGAAAATTAGACAAATATCTAACAAGACAAAAGAACAATACAACAGAATTAGAAAAACTTAACAATGATATAAAACTATTTAAAGATATAGATATAGATAAAATTAAAATTGATATTAAAAAGTTAGAAGAAAAAGAAAAGAAAACAGATGACAAGATAGGTGAATTTCGTAATCAAAATAGTTCTATAAAAACTACTATTCTTCATTTAAAAGAGGATTTTTCTGTAATTGGAACAGATAAATCAACTTGTCCTACCTGCTTGAGACAAATAGATAATAACGATAGAGATCATATAAAGAATGAAAAAAATAGAATAAAAGAAGAGATTAAAAAACATGCGGATAAGATAGAAGAAAATAGTAAATCAGAAAAAGAACAGATAGAATTAAAACAAAAAATTAATTCTGCAATTGATAAGTTAGAAGATTCTATAAATGAATTTAACTTAAAATCAAAAGATAAAGAAAATATCTTAACCAGAATAGAGCAACTAAAAGTTTGGCAAAAAGAGCTAGAAATTGATATAAAGGATCTTAATAACCCCAACACATCACTAGACCGATCAATAAATGAATTAAAGAGTAAATTAAATGAATTGACTGATAAAATAGAAGTTACAAAAAATAATTTAAATATTCTTGACACAGTAAAGTTTGTTGTTTCAGAAGAAGGTGTAAAGTCATATATAGTAAAAAAGATACTTCAACTCTTTAATAGCCGACTTGCTTATTATCTTAAGAAAATGGATGCAAATTGTGTATGTACATTTAATGAATATTTTGAAGAAGAAATTTATGATGAAAAAGGTAAACTCTGCTCTTATTTTAATTTTAGTGGTGCTGAACGCAAAAATATAGATATTGCATGTTTATTTGCATTTATGGACATAAGAAGATTGCAAGGTAACGTTTCATTTAATTTTAGTGTTTATGATGAATTATTAGATACAAGTCTAGATGAAAAAGGTGTTGAATTAGTACTGGGAATATTGAGAGAACGTGTAGAAAAATACAATGAATGTATAATGGTTATTTCACATAGAAAAGAAAGTACTAAGTTTGCAACAGGTGATATTATTTTCTTAGAAAAGAAAAACGGCAAAACAAGAAAAATTGATTACGTAGAGTAATTAGTATTCAGGTGGCATTTCTCTTAGATCGGCACCTATATCTTTTAAACCCTGTTCAACAGGACTTAAATCATCACTTTCATCACCAACAACATCTTCTGGATTCTTAGATCTTAACCCAAAAGCATTTAATTTGTTTTCATCTCTATGAAACTTTAATGCACCTATAAACTCTTTTACCTCTTCTTCTTTTTGATCTTTTGAAAGACCCTCTCTACTATCAATTATTCTTCTTACATCATCAACAAACTCTTCTGAATCGTAGAGATCAGAACCTTGAGACACTTTATAGGTATCTTTTAATTCATCAAAAATTTCTATATAATCTTTAGTTTTAGTAGGAAATTCACCCTTATCATACACATCTAGACCTGCATCTTCATCATCTACAACTGGACCAGAATCAGGTCCAGTCTGAGTGGGAGCTGAAGAATCTGTAGGAGAGGAAACAGGATCGTTAACTTTAACAGATTTATCATTTTTTACTGCAGATTTGATTTTTTCTTTAGTTTGACTTGTTGCACCGAATTTTCCTTTTTGAAAGTCTTTTGCAAAACCTCCCATATTAGAAATAATTCTTGAGGTATAAACCTTCAATGCTTCTGATCCAGGTAATTTTAATTCGGGGTGCTGTTTTGCTATGTCCTGTAAGGCTTTATTAATTGCGTCAATTAATGATTTTCTAAATTGATCTTCATTTTTAGCGTCATTAGAAAAAGGAAACTTTTTTCCATTTATAAGAATAGGAGCAGGTTTAAAAGCATGGTTAAATACCTTAGATCCTAATAAATCTGCTGCATTATCAATAGACATATTTAAACTCTTAGCAATTGCATTAATAAGATAAACATCTTGACCTTCTTTATGTCTTTGTTTAATTTGCTTTTTAAATGTATCGCTTCCACCTCCAGCCCAATCCCCACCTACATCTAATTCATTTACTAATTTTAAATTTTTCTTAGAAGCATAGGCTTCATAAATTAAATGATTATCATTTTTAATTTTCATCTTGAATTATTTATTGTATATCATATATTTATTGTAAGATGTTTTCTAACACTTCACCGTTTCCTCCAGCTTTTGGTACTCCTTTTTCACAACCACATGTTTCACCGTATCCCAATCTACCTTCCTTACAGCCTCAAGATCAACAAGTACCACAAGGTCCTCCAGAAGCTAGGCTACCAAGAGCAATAAACTACTATGCTGATTATAGTGGTTGTGGGTTTTGGCGTTTAATATGGCCTGAACATCTCTTAAACGCACAACAGAAAGCTGTTGTACACGGCAGTACTGTAATGTGCTTTGATCCTAGATGGTATATACATGCAAAAACAATAAGAATACAAAGACAAGCTACCAGTCAGCAAAAAGAATTCTTTAAGTTTTTAAAGGATTTGAGTTCTAAAATGAATTTTAAGCTTGTTTATGATATTGACGATATTATGTTTTATGAAGATATTCCTGCCTACAACAAATATAAGCCTGCTTTTACCAATCCTGAAATAAGAAAAAATGCTGTTGAAATGATGCAAATGGCAGATGAAATTACAGTTACATGTAATTTTATGAAAGAATATTATGCAGAAAAAACAGGTAATAAAAACGTAACAGTTATACCAAACTACCCACCTAAATGGTGGATGGGTCATTTTTATAACGATAAAAAATTATCTTTAAATTATGATACATATAAAAATAAGCCTAGAATTTTATATGCTGGTTCTGGTGCGCATTTTGATGTAGATAATAGAGTAAACCAAGATGATGACTTTAAACATGTTAATGATATAATTTTTAAAACAAGAGATAAATTTCAATGGGTATTTCTTGGAGGTTACCCCCTACCATTCCATCACTTAGTAAGAGAAGGAATATTTGAATACCATAATTGGGCTTCATTATATAATTACCCTCAAAAAATTTATGATCTAAACATAAATGCTATGATTGCACCGCTACAAGATAATATCTTTAATAGAGCTAAAAGTGATTTAAAATTTATTGAAGCATGTTGTTATGGTATACCGATTGCTTGTCAAGATATGTGTACGTATGAAAATGCATTCTTTAAGTTTAAAACTGGAGACGAAATGATTGATCAGCTTAATACTATTTTAGAAAGTAAAAGCAGATATATGACATATTGTTCTAGAGCTAGAGCAGTTGCAGAGACAAGATTCTTAGAAAATGAGGATAATATAAACAAATATTTAGAATTATATACTTTACCCTATGCCGATCCTAAAAGAGTTTTGCTAAATAAGCAAAATGGCTTGTAATTTTATCAGATTCATTTAATATTGTATTGTGTATAGAAATGCTATATATTTACCTAAGAGCGAATGCGTACGCGTATTTACATGGGATGAACTAGGTAATCGAACCTTTTATGATTCTACCTTTAAGCCTTACTTATATGTAGAGAGTAATACTCAAACTAACCACAAATCAATCTATAATTCTTTTCTTAAAAAGATAAATTTTAAAACACAATACGATAAAAATGAATTCTTAAAAAAGGGTATTACTAGAGTTTTTGAAAATTTTAGCCCCGTTCAACAATTTTTAATAGACACATATTGGGATAAAAACGAAACTGAAGATTTTACTAAGAATAAAATTAAAGTATTTTTTATAGATATTGAGACATATAGTCCAGATGAGTTTCCTAAACCGGAAGAAGCTAATCATCCTATTAATATTATTACGATTTATGATTCAATTAAAGAGCATTTCTATACATGGGGTATTAAAAAATTTAATAAAATAGAATCTAACTTCACATACACATATTGTAAGAGTGAAGAAGAATTATTACAAAAAGTGTTAAATTTTATTGAATCCGACTCTCCCGATATTTTATCGGGTTGGAATTCTGAATTCTTTGATGTTCCTTATGTTATAAATAGATGTCAAAAATTATTAGGCGATGAAGTTAAAAGAATTTCACCTAATAAAAATATATATTGTAGATCTATTAGAGGAAAGTTTGGTAACGAACAAAAAAGATGGTATATAGAGGGTGTAGCTGTAATTGATTATCTAGACATTTATAAAAGATTTTGCATGGTACAAAGAGAAAGTTATAAGTTAGATAATATTGCACAAATTGAGTTAGGTATTTCAAAAATTGACTATGGTGATACAAACTTATCATCTCTTGCGGACGAAGATTGGGATACTTTTGTTGATTATAACGTACAAGACGTAAGAATTCTAACGGAGTTAGAAAAAAAACTATGCTATCTTGAATTATTAAGAATGTTAGCATATACAGGGCTTACTACTTTTGAAGGTGCTATGGGTTCTCTCTCAGTTATTACCGGTGCTACTGCAATAAGAGCAAGGTATAGACAACAACATATACCCACTTTTATAAGAGATGATTCTGATAAAGGTAAAAATCCCGGTGCGTATGTAAGTGAACCAAAGCAAGGATTTCAAGACTATATTGTTTCATTTGATGCAAATAGTCTATATCCTAACGTTATGATTTCTTTAAATTTATCTCCCGAAACTAAAATGGGTAAAATTAGTAAAGTACCTGATGACGAGAATAGTGTTATATTTAAACATGTTAACGGTACAGAACATAAGCTTTCATTAAATAATTTTCAAAAGTTTATACTAAAGGAAAATCTCTCAATATCTAGATCAAAAGTATTATTCTCTCAAAAGAAAAAAGGTATTATTCCTGAAATTGTTGATAGATATTATCAGCAACGCGTACACATTAAAACAGAACTTAAAAAAATTAAAAAGCAATTGGTTGAGTTAGATAAAAATTCTCCTGAATTTAAAAAATTAAAAGATGAAGAAACAAGACTTAATATTAAACAACACACAATAAAAATTTTTATCAATACAATATATGGTTATTTCGGTAATAAATTTGCACCTATCGGAGATGACGATCTTGCTTCATCTATTACGTTAACAGGTCAAGCAGTTATTAAAGAAAGCAATAGAATTTTAACAGAATATATTAAAAATATATCTGGAGCTACTGAAGAAGAGATTAAAGAAAATAACCCTATTATATATAATGACACTGATTCAAGTTATATAACTATTAAGCATATAATTGATAAGAAGAATATACCTTTTACCGATAAAAAGGGTAAAGTTACAAAAGATATACTACATGAGGTATCTAATATTGAAGATCATCTTAATAAAAGAATAGTTGAATGGGGTAAACAAACACTTAATTCTAATGATTGTAGGTTTGTATTTAAAAGAGAAGCAATTTCAGATGTAGGACTATTTTTACAGAAGAAAAGGTATATACTTCACTTACTTGATGAAGAAGGAATACCATGTAACAAATTTAAATACACAGGTGTTGAAGTAGTTCGTACAACAATGCCAAAACCTATTAAAGGACATGTTAAGAAAATTATTCAGACTATGCTTTTATCTAAAAGTCAGACAGAAACAAACAAAATTTTAAACGAAACGTATGAGATTTTTAAGAATTTACCTATTGAAGATATTGCATTTGTTAGTGGTATAAAAAACTATGAAAAGTATGCCGCGCAGTGTGATGATTTTAAGACCGTTAAAGGAATGCCAAACCATGTTAAAGCAGCGTATTATTATAATACTCTACTAAAGAAATATAATATAGATAAAAAATATGAATTAATTAATTCTGGTGATAAAATAAGATTTTTTTACGTCCAAAAACCAAATAGTTACGGTATAAGCTCTATTGCATTTAAGTTTTATTATCCGAAAGAATTTTCTAAACTTTTTATACCAGATCATGAACTAATGTTCAATAAAATTGTATTTAGCGTAATAGATAGACTATATTCTGCAGTGAATTGGAGGGCAACCGAGCCAGGCAAACAAATTCAATGCGATTTGTTTGAACTTTTGTCTTGATTTAATAAAATTATATATTAATATATACATATGAGCAAAAAATTAATTACTTTTATCGATCCTATTGGCAGAACTATTATTGGTGAGGAGGTTTCTGTAACTAAAGAAAAACTTAAGGTAAAGAATCCCGCTATTATTCATGTTGCCCAAAATAATCAGACCGGGCAGCTACAAGTTCAAACCCTTCCTCTATTTTTTAGAGAATTTATTAATCCCGCTAAGCATAATGATGGTACAGTTTGGGAATATAATGTAAATCGCGTTGTAATTGGGTCAGTTGAGCTAGATCCTCGTCTAACTATTCAGTATGATAAGATCTTTGCCCCTATTGACCCTAGTGCTGCACCGGCTTCAGCCCCATCTACTGGTGGTGGTAAAAAGAGTGGAGCAGAAGTTATTAAGTTGTTTGACGAGTAATTAAATGTCTTTAAGTAAAGAAGTAAAAAACGTACTCGATTCTATCGATTCTCTAACTCCCTACGCAACGTATCTAAATAAAGGTACGCTTTCGAAGGTAGATGGATGGATTGATACCGGATCATTGGTCCTTAATGCATTAATAAGTGGTACTATGTATGGAGGTGTACCTAAGAACCGTGTAACTATATTTTCTGGTGAGAGTATGACAGGTAAGACATATATTCTCAATAAAATACTTGCTAATGCACAAAAACAAGGATTAACGCCCGTTGTTTTTGACTCAGAAGGTGCAATTGACTCTGATTCTGCAGCAAAATTAGGTCTAGATACAGCAAATGTAAAATATATTTCGTGTTTTTCTATTGAAGAGGCAAGAAATATTATATATAACTTCCTCACTAAAGTTAGAGAAGCTGGTCAAGAAGGTAAATTTATTATTGCAATTGATTCATTAGGTAATTTACAGAACCAACTTACTCTAGATAGGATGGGTAAAGAAAGTACATCTATGGATATGGGTACAAGAGCTAGAGCTATGAAGAGTTTACTTACAACCTGCACTAATCTTTCACGTGTAACAAAGACTCCATTTATAATGACCAATCATATTTACGACGATCCTAGTGCAATGTTTGAAAGTATGGTAAAAAATCAGGCTGGAGGCAAGGGTGTTGCCTATCTTTCAGATGTATCTGTTCAATTATCACGTAAACCAGAGAAAGATGATGGTGGTAAAGTATTTGATGGTAAGCTAGCTGTAGGTCAGCGTAATTATCCTGGTGTAATTTTACGTGCTCTTACTACAAAAAATAGATTTATAAGGCAGTATTTACAGGGCGAAATGTATTTGAGCTTTGAATCAGGGCTAAACAAGTACTATGGTCTACTCGATCTTGCTGTAGGGTTCGGTGTTGTTGAACAAAATGGTGCCACATACACACTTTCTGATGGTACAAAACTCGGTTATTACAAAAATTGGCGTAATGATGATAAAGTTTGGGAAAAAATACTACCTGGCCTAGAGCAAAAGATTAATAAAGAGTGGCAATACGGTAACGTCGACATAATTCCTGACGAAGTTAATGAGGATATTGCCGATGAGTCAGAATAATACACCATCTATAGTTATTCCTGTTAGCGGCGGTATGGATAGTACCGTTTTAATGTACAAAGCAGCTACAAAATTTGGTAAAATTAATACAATTACATTTAATTACGGCCAAAAACATAAAAAAGAAATTGAATATACAAATTACCATATTGAATATCTTAAGAATCTTTTAGGAAATGATAATGTCACACAGAAAATTATAAATTTAGAATTTTTTAAGGATATTTCATCTATTTCTGCACTTACAAATAATGAAATAGACATTGCAAAGGCAAAAGACGTAATGGGGGATCCGCAAACAGTTAATTATGTCCCCTTTAGAAACCTAATGATGATTAGTATTTGCTGTTCTTATGCTGAAACTTTAGGTGCAAATACTGTTTGGCATGGTGCTGCTCAAGCAGACAGTATAGCAGGTTACTGGGATGGAAGCATAGAATTTATTAACTCTATTAATGAACTGGTAAAACTCAATAGACGTAACAAAATAAACATAGAAGCACCATTAATTGAAATGTCTAAAATGGACATAATAATACAAGGTATACATTTAGGTGTTGATTTTAGTAAGACTTGGACTTGTTACGAGGGTAATCTTGAAGCTTGCGGTGAATGTACAGCATGTAGCTTAAGATTACAGGGATTTGTTAAGTCAGGATATATAGATCCCACACCATACAAGAAAGAAATAGACTGGAATTCATATAACTGTATACCTATAATAAGATAATGTGTGGAATATTCGGTGCTACAACTAAAGAACAGTTTAAGACTCTTTACAATATTAATAAAAAAAGAGGCAACTTTGCTTTCGGTTGTTGTTTACTAGCAAAACATAAGAGTTCTGCTGTAGTTGATTGGCAGCCAGGAGAATTTAACATTAATGATAAAGCACTAAATGGTGAATACTCATACTATTTAGGACATTCACAAGCACCTACATCAACAGCAACAAAATTTAATAAAAAAACATCACACCCTTTTGTTGTTAATGATTGGATAGTAGCACATAATGGTGTACTGTCTAATTTTAGCAAACTAAAGGAGCATTTTTTACCTAATTTTAAAAACCCTGTTGATAGTAGCATAATTCCTGAGCTTTTATGTTTATTTGAACAAAATACAAATAAAGAATTTGAAGTAGAAACTATTTTACAAGTTATGGAAGTATTAGAGGGTACCTATAGTTGTTGGATCTTTAATACAAACACAAAAAATTTATATATTTCAAGATGTGGAAGTACTCTATACGGCGATATATTAAAAAGTGAATTTTCTTCATGTCCTGTTAACGGATATGTTGAACTAGAGGATAATTCACTATATACTATAACTAACGAAGGGATAACATACCTTAATAACTTTAAAGGTAACAATCCTTTCTTTGTTTTCTAATGAAATCTATAGCAATTTATACTGTAACGAGAGAAAAAATAGAAAATACTCTCATAAGAAGAAGTTATTTAGATCTTCATAATAACAATATAAAATTTTATTATGATGAAAACAATAAAGAGGGGTTAAGCACTATGTATAATAAATTTTTGGTAGGTAAAGGGTTCGATCATGATATTGTTATATTTGCTCATGATGATGTATATATAGATGATAGAAAAATTGTTGAAAAACTATATAGGGCTCATGATGAATATGCAATAGTAGGTATTGCTGGGGGCTTAAATCCGAGAATACAAAAACCAGCATTGTGGCACTTAATGTGTGGCGGATTTGGTAGCGGAAACTTAAGAGGAGCAGTGGGACATTTTTTACCTAATAGTAGTAAATTAACTGTTACAGGTTTTGGTCCTACTGCATCTAGAGTAGCAATATTAGACGGGGTATTTATTAGTGTTGATTTAAAGCAAACAAGAAAGATGAATTGGCTTTTTAATGAAAATTATAAATTTCATCATTACGACATTGCTTCTAGTTTAGATGCTAACAAACTTGAATTAAAATTAGGTGTTGCACCTATATGGTGTGTTCATAAATCTCCCGGGTTACTTAATATTAATGATGAAAGCTTTCAAAAAAGTCAGGAGAAATTTATAAATGAATACTCCTAAAAATAGTCAGATAGATTTAGACTTTTTTGAAAATATTATATTTTATAGGTCTATAACAGATGACAAATATTTAGCTTCAATAATTGATTATATTGATCCTGTATTTTTTAAAAATAAAAATATATCTCTTATCTACGAATTAGTTTGTGATTTTTATAGAAGAAATAATACTTGTCCTACACTTACCGAAATAAAAACTCTTCTTACGTCTGATAAGCATAAAGACGCATTTAAAGATTTAGTAAACTCATTTAAAGACATTGATAAAAATATAAATGAAGATGAACTATATAATAATACTGAAAAATTTTTAAAAGAAAAAGCTGTATATACTACAATGCTAAACGTTGCTGAAAAACTTTCAAAAAATGAAATTAATACATCTGAAATTTTAAAAAAATTTGAAAAATCATGCTCTATTAGCTTAACTACAAATTTTGGTACTGATTTTTTAAAAAATATTGATTTAATAATAAATGATCTTAATAAAGAAGAAAAATACATAAAGACAGGATTTAATTGGTTAGATCACAAGCTCGGTGGCGGGTTTTTAGAAAACGGAAAATCATTATATATTTTTGCAGGGGTAACTAATATAGGTAAATCAATCTTTCTTGCAAATATTGCAACTAATATTGCGTCTCAAAATAAAACTGTTTTACTTGTATCTCTCGAAATGTCAGAAATGATATATTCAAGAAGACTGTGTTCTACTATTACAAAAATACCAGTAATGAAATTGAAATCTGAACAAGATATTCTCAAATCTAGTATAAATGAATATAATCAAAAACTTCCAAACTCTAGAATACTTGTAAAAGAATTTCCTCCATCAACCATAACACCTTTACAGTTAACAGGGTTTATTAAAAAAGTTGTATCAAAAGGAAATAAAATAGATGCAATAGTGCTTGATTATGTTAATCTATTACATTCGTCTGTTGGTAATAATTCATACGAAAGGGTAAAATATGTTTCAGAACAAATTAGAGCTATTAGTTATATTTTTAATTGCCCAGTTATAACAGCAACTCAGCTAAATAGAAGCGGTTATAATATAGAAAATCCAAATGTTGAAACAATTAGTGAAAGTATGGGTTTAGCCAATACAGCAGATGCAATTTTTAATATATATCAAACTGAGGAGGAAAGAGAATTAGGTGTTATTCATTTAGGAGTAATAAAGAATAGATTTGGACCCAATTTTGGTAATATTTTATTAAGATTAGATTATTCTACACTTTCATTGACTCAAGACGACTCAATTAATGAAACTGAAGAAAGCTCTGCTATTACTAATACATTATCAATACTTTCAAATAGTTAATAATATTGATATTACATTGTATTGTGCTAAGTATGCTATACAGTGCTAAAATCTTCATTAAATCCATCCGCTAATTTACAAGATTCCGAAAGCATACATCTCTTTTTATGTTTTTGTACACTTACAACCTTATTAAACGGCAAAAAATTAAATTTAGCAAATATTTTTTTACAGTGTCTTAAGAGCTCCAATTATAAAGAATTTTTAAAGTTACTTTTAGACCTTGATAGTGACTATTATGTGTATAAAATGTTCTTTGAATTTGACCCCACATTATATAAAAGCAAATATATTATGAAATACATAAATAAAAGGAATAAAGCAAATGATATATGAAAATTGCCATGTAAAACTAGATAAAAAGAAATGTCTAGACAAAGCATATTTTGATAAAATGTTAAAAAAATTTACATTTGAAGTTAAAAAGACTGAGGTAATGGAAACAATAAGATTAAAAAGACGCTACCTAAAACCATCACAATTACGAAAAATTAAAAAAGAACTTGCTCCATTTAAGTGGAAGTTTTATAAATGATAGATGCTTTTGAATCTCATATTTATAATAATTTTTTAATTGCTCATAGAAAACACAAAAATTTACCGTTTAAATTAAGAAAAGATTTTAATAATATTGAAGAAGATAAAGTTTTTCTTTTAAAAAAACTATCTTCATTTTTTAAAAATTATAAAAATATAAATTATCAAGAATTTTTTGAAGCGCCGTATAAAGTATACGGAGGAGAATTTTATGATTTAAGCTATTTTATTTCGCCTAAAGCAATAAAAGCATTTACTTTATATCAAAAACAAAAACAACAAGACGACCCGGATAATATAGAAATTCTAAATTATACTTTAAATTCTCTTAAATTTATTAAAAATTTTTGTAAAGAAAATAATATTTCTCCAATCCAATATTTAAATCATAAAACAGGTATTGTAAATACCTACCTCCTTCATTTAAAAGAACACAAAATTAATTTTTATAGTTTATTTGGATATACTAATTTTTTTAATTTTTTTAAAAAAAATAATTATGAAGAGTTAAAATTTTTATTGGGAGATGTAGTTGATTCGGTAGACATATTGTATCATAAGTATATCAAATCATCCAAGAATAAAGCCTTAGTTGAAAATGGAATAAAAAAAATAGTTGATTATATAAAATAAGCATATATTATAAACATATGAGCGAATTTACAAATACAATGTTTGAAAGCATCAAAGGTGCACTTAATCAAAATACTGAAACTAAAAGTAATTATAAAGATATTTTAAAATATGAAGCTGGTAAGACCTATTTAGTTAGACTGTTACCTAATGTAAAAGCGCCACAAAAAACGTTCTTTCATTATTATATGCAAGGCTGGCAGAGTTTTGCTACAGGTAAATATGTTAGTGCGCTATCACCTGCAACGTTTAACGAACGTGACCCTATCTCTGAAATTAAGTATAAGCTTCTTAAAACCGGCAGTGAAGAGGAGAAAAAGAAAGCCGCAGCTTTAGTAAGACGTGAACAATGGCTAGCTAACGTTTATGTAGTTAGCGACCCCACTACACCTGATAATAACGGTAAAGTTAAAGTATTGCGTTTCGGTAAGCAACTACATAAGATTATAACCAGTGCTATAGAAGGTGAAGATGCAGAAGAATACGGTCCTAAGATTTTTGATCTTAGTAAGAATGGATGTAATTTAAAGATTGTAGTTGAGAATCAGGGTGGTTTCCCTACATTTGTCTCTTCAAAATTTACATCACCTAAGGCTATTGAAGGACTAGATCCTAAATCTATAGATAATATCTACAATAGCTTTATTGATCTTGAGAATATGTTCCCTGTAAGAAGTTATGATCAGCTTAAAGAACTTCTAGATGAACACTTCTTTTGTACTACTGAAGTAAACGATGAGCCAGCAGCCGTACAGCCTACAATTAAAAAGTCTACCGAAAATAATACATCTAAAGCTGCAGGATCTGACGATGAAGAAGTTAAAAGGCTTCTTGATGGTCTAGATGATGAATAATCAAGAGCAACAAGAAGTTTTACAATTCATAGGTGGCACTATAGGTGCTCTAAAAGAATTAGATAGTAAAGTTATTTCTAAAACTAATCCTTTTACTCAAGTTAAAGGCATTGATAAGACTAAAATAATACAGGATTTTTCTAAAAATTTTAAACCACAATCTCCCCAGCAAGTACCTGCTCAACCTCAAGTAACAATCCCACAACAAATTAATATACCTCAAGCTACTGTTGTTAATGCCGGTATAAATGTTCAACCACAACCCTTAAATATTGAACAACCAGTTTATGATCCTAATCAATTAGAATTAGATTTTAATCAAAAATTTAAAGCTAGTGATTTATTTTATAAAGTTGACAGAATACTCGAAATTGTTAAAAATTTAGAACAAGAAGTACGTGATTTAAAAAAAAGTTGATTAAACGTAAATCACCGTTAAAATTAGTAACTAGTTTATGGAAATTAAAATAATTAATAAAGAAAGTTTTTTGTTTAATTATCTTACTCAAATTTCTAAAATTACTGATAGTTGTGTATTAGAAATAAATGAAGATAAAATATTTTGTAAAGTTTCTAGTGGTGATAATACTATTATTTTATTTTCTAATTATAATACAGATAATAAAATAGAAAAAATTATTTTAAATCTTCCAGACTGTAAGAAATTAATTAAATTGCTCTCCTGTATTAACAGTGAGAACATTACATTTAAATTAGAAAAAAACTGCTTAACTTATAGTAGCGAAGATATTAAATTTAGATATCATTTATTAGAGGATGGACTTGTTACTACCCCAAAGGTTAATGTTGATAAAGTAAATGATATTAAATTTGATACTAATTTTATATTAACAAAAAGTGCTATTTCAAACTTAATTAAGGCTAGCTCAATAAATTCAGAAGTAGATAAACTTTATCTTTATTCTAACAATACGTTTTTAATGGGAGATTTTACCGATAATTCAAGACATAATATTGATAGTTTAGCCATAAAAATTGCTACAAACTATGATGGTGCACCTATTAAGTCTCCCGTTCCTATAAATTTTGAGATAATAAGGCAGCTTACTTCTACCAATAATGTCTCTGTAAAGTATTGTAGCAACTTAGGTGTATTCTTGTTTGAAGTTGAATATCCTAATGTTATTTCTAAATACCTTATAACAGCATTAGTAAGTTAATATAAAAATGATATTATCTAAAAACAAAATTAGAACACCTGGATACTTTATAAAGAGATTAAAGGATAACGGATTTATTGTGTGGAGAATGTTTAATAATTACGGAAAACATGATTCAAGAAGATGGACAATACTAGTGGACCCCGGTCATGCATCGGTTTTTATTACTTGTTATACGAATCGCGAATTTTTAAATGATATAATGTTTGAATTTAATGACGGAGGTCAATTATTTCAAAAAAATTTTTCATTAAAAACTGAATCAATAGAAACTGTTATAGATTACCTTATTAAAAGAGGTGTACAAAATAATTATAAAAACAACCAGTATTTAAATTTTAAAAAAACATTAAATAATTATAGTGAAGAAAAAGAACAATAAGGGGAAAGGTAAGAATAATATGAAGAAGAACAATAAAAAAAATTCCCCTTCAACAACACCGACATCATTACCTCCCGTATCCGCTAATAATAATGATTTTAAAGATATGTTAAAAACCGCACTAAGTACCTACCTAAACTCTCAAGCATCTAATGCTGCTTCAAAAAATAGAGAATTGTCTGCTCTTGCTGCTGTAGTTAGTGAGTTTTTAAATTCTTATATAATTTTAGGGTACACACCATCTGGTGACCCAGTTCAAATAATTGGCGCACACAATCAGCAGGAAGCCGATTCTTTATCTGCAATATTAAATAAGTTCTTGTTTTCTCAAAGTAAAGACGATAATTAATACATGAACGTAGGTATTCTCGGAAAGGGATACGTTGGAAACTATTTACATTTATTCTTAAAAGATAAGAAGCATATAAATCAATTTTTCATTTCTAAAAACGATTTTAATTATACAGATATTAATAAACTTAAAGAGTTTATTAATTTTTATAAAATAAACATTATTGTTAATTGTTCAGGTTATACCGGTAGACCCAATGTTGATGGATGTGAAGACCATAAAGACGAATGCTGGCTTTATAATGTTATAGTTTCAAATAATATTAATAGAGCATGCAACGAATCTAATATTAAGTGCGTTCATGTTTCTTCCGGTTGTATATATACTGGATATGAAAAAGTTTTTAATGAAGAGGATACTCCAAATTTTGGAATTTATAGCAATGTATCTAGTTTTTATAGCAAAACAAAACATGCATTTGAGACACTATGTGATTTATCTTCATCTGCAATATTACGCATAAGGATGCCTTTCAACGATAAAAAAGAAGATAAAAACTATCTTTATAAACTTTACAAATATTCAAATTTAATAAGTATGAAAAATAGCTTAACATACATTCCTGATTTATGTAATGTTATATATAGTTTTATTGAAAATTTTAATTGTGGTATATATAATGTTGTTAACGACCCTTCTCTTAATGCAGAACAAATAATAAATGTTTTTAAAAATTATAATTTTGTTAATAACTCTTGGAAATTTATAAATGTATCTGAACTTAATGTAATTGCTAATAGATCTAATTGCATACTTAGTAATGACAAATTAAAAAAATTAGGTATAGAAATGACACCTGTTTTAAATGCTGTAGATAGAAGTGTCTATTATCTAAGTAAATCATGAAAACCTTTTTAAAAAAAATAGTATCACCTTATTCTTCCGTTAAAAAAAGAGAAATATATTCTATTCTACAGGGGGAAAATATAGGCAACATGATTGTTTTTATTGTAGAAGAGTTTAGTAAGTATAAATTTTTGCTTCTCCCCAACATGCTAAATATAGAGTTTGAAGTAAATGAATTTAAAGAAATGAAGCGTAAAAAAATTGTCGAATTGGTAGAAATTCTGCCAAATGATGTATATACGGTTTGTGAAAAACAGTATATAAAAAACATAGCTACGTATAAATAATAATATGGAAAACATTAATTTTGTAAGACCTGTGCCATTAATATCTCCTGTAAATGGAGCTGTAGTACAGCCAAGAATTTCTAGATTTACAGTTGGAAATAAGATTTATACAGAGGCCCAATGGTTTTGTCCAGTATCTGGTACTTTTATGCAAAAAGGTATTGTTAGTGTTGAAGATGTACCCACTAAAGAAGATAAGAAATAATTGATATTTTAAGAAGTCTGTTATAATAATTAGTGTTTTCTATACCTCAAGAATTTGTAGTTTCCAAGTTTTATGAATACGCTGGCCATCCACAGTTTAATAGATTGGCTAATGTTTACCAAGGCTGTTGTCCTATATGTAGGGAGGGTAAAAGCTGGGGCAGAAAGAAAAGATTATATTATATAGTAAAAAAGAATGTTGTTTGCTGTCATAATTGTGGCTGGTTCTCAAATACATTTAATTGGATAAAAAAAGTTTCAAATCTTTCTAATTTAGAAATTATAAGTCAAATTAAAAAATTTGATAATAATATTATACCTAATTTAGAGGACAAACCTATAAAGATAGAAAATACAGCGCTTCCCGAAGATTGTGTAAATTTATTAGATACACCACAAATGGAATATTACAAAAAATCACATACAATAATTCAAAAAGCTCATGATTATATTTCTAGTAGAAGATTAGACACTGCAATTAATAGGCCAAAAGCTTTTTTTGTATCTCTTAAAGATAGAGTTCATAAGAATAGACTTTTAATACCATTTTATGATTTTAGCGGCAATATAATATTTTACCAATCTAGAGAAATATTAAACAGAAAAAATAGTATTAAATATCTATCTAAAATTGGTGGTGAAAAATCCTTGTTTAATGTAGATAAGATCGATACAAATCTAGAATATATTTTTATATTTGAAGGCCCTATAGATTCATGCTTTGTTAAAAATGGTGTAGCGCTTACAGGGATTCAAGAAAGAAGTAAAGAACATTTCAGCAATCTACAAAAAACACAGCTAAATCAATTTAAATTACATAAAAAAATATGGGTATTAGATTCACAATGGAAAGACAAAGCAAGTTTAAATAAATCTAAAATTTTACTATCTCAAGGCGAAACAGTATTTATTTGGCCAGAAGAACTAGGTAAAAGGTTTAAAGATTTTAATGAAATATGCATTGCTGGTAAATTAGATAAAATTAACCCAAACTTAATAATTAAAAATAGTTACAGCGAATTAAAAGGAAAAATTATTTTATCTAAAATAAAAAATTAACCCATTCTTGCTTCTGCATTACCTGCTATAAGGTAACCTTTGAAAGATTCAGAGAGAGAACTAAGATCTACTGCAACTCTAGCAATTTTTTTAGTTTCACTTCTTGCTATTTTTTCGAATAATGAGTCACAACCTGCTTGATGTAATTGAGATTGAATAGAACCACCATCAACACCATTAAGATAGCTAGTAAAATTATCAATTTCCTCAACCCAAGATTTTAGTTGATTTAATTGAGCTGACATATTTGCTTGCTTTGCTTGCCTTACACTGTCTTGCTGAGGATTAGCAGGAAGTTCTTTTGCACCAAAATCTTCCGGTGTTGAACCTTTATCTAGCTCAGCCTGCATTGCTTCTTTATCAGTTGCAGGTACGTTATCAGCTTCTAATAAACTATAAAATCTTTTACTAAACATTACCATACTAATATTTATGCAGATTTATTAAATAATTATGTGAAAAAATTTAATAAACTATATGAGGATATGACCTCAACAGGTCAAGATAGACATAGTTCAGGAATTACTTCACAAGCACGTGATACTCAACTAGTTAATATTAACGATATATTGAGTGGAATGAATCAAGATAAACAGTATCCTAATAACGTAGTTAAAAATACTAAAGGCCCTTATGAACTGGACAATATTGATCTAGATTTGGGCGGGCTATTTCTATCTATTGAAAATTTATTAATAAAATATAAATCTGCATTAAACAGTACCGTTTTAAATAAGAATGAAAAAGAAGAAGTAAAAAAGGTGGTTAGAACGTTGAAAATAATGATGGCTGAATCTAAATATATTGTTGAAAAAACAAAAAGAATTCTTGATTAATTTAAATTTATATTATATAATAAATTGTGGATAAAATAATTAAAAGTTTAGTTACTACTGCTGTAGTTAGTGCTGCTTTCGGATTAACAGGCTTACTGTTTCAACTTTCATTCTTAGGTGTATTTGTAATTACTACTATAGTACAATTTATTTTGTTTTTCATTATAGGTTCATTTGCTGATTACTTAGGACAATTAAAGATTAGGGAAATCGAAACACAACAATTAAAGGAGTTAAATAAAAGTTTTATAGATGTTGAATGCCCATGCGATAAAAAAGTCATTGAAAGTGTACAAGTAAAATTAGGTGAAAGAAATACTTATGTTTGTAGAGACTGTGGCAAACTAAATGCAATTTATTTAAATGCAACATCTGCTGCAACTAATGTACCTATTATTAAAGAAAAGGATATAGTAAAAGAAAATGGAATTTAAAGAAGTACCTCATTCGAGTATACTAAACGATCTTATAAAAGAAGATAAAATTTCGTTAAATGATATTAACGATTATTTAGAAAAATATTTTTCTAAAATATCTCCCTCTTTATATGAATCATATAAAAGAGGTAGAAGTAACTATCAGTCTAATTTTAATACATTTAATGACTCTATGTTTAGTTTAATTACATTTATAACCGAAGAATTGAGAAAGTCTGCATTAGATAAGGGACTTTCAACAAATGAAGTAACCGATGCAAAACAAATCTTAGAGTCACTTACCTGTATTATATCCAATAAAAAAATTCCTGTTGAGATGAATTTTTTCTTGAGTTCCTTACTAGGTTTTATTATAATAGGCCTTACTAAATTTTATGAAAAAAATAACAGTTGAGACTAAAGATAAAAAAGAGGAAATGAGCATAGACAATTACGTGAGGTGGCTATGCTTAATGGAGTCTGTTGCAATTGTTATTGAAAGAGCTGAAAAAATAAATATAAATCCGGATAAGGATCTATCATGGATTAAACCAATAGCGTTTCAAAAATACATGGATGATAGATTTACTTCAATGAAACATGAAGTTGAATTAGATATGGGTATTTTTAAAGGCGGATTAGAAAGATTAGAAAACAAGAATTTAGTTTTAGAATTAAATGATGATACAATAGATGAAGTTGAGGAAGAGCCAGAAATAGAAGAGTTAGAACAAACTGTTTCTTAAGTACCGTAATCTCCATAAACATCTGTATCATTACTTCCACCAAATATACGGCTAGATTCATTATTTGCACTTGAATTATATCCTTTATCTGGACCTTCTGTACCTGGAAGTTTTATATCATCATAAACCTGATTATTGCCTCTTTCAGGAGTAATATTAACCTCATTACTAGGTTCCCATCTCTTAGCTTTTAACATCCAAGTATAATGACCTAATAATGGATTAATACTATCAATATTTTGATCTAGTCTCTGGGTAATCTCAAACATCTTGCCATCTCTTTCACCAGGCCTATCGCTACCGTATTCCGTCAATTTAATAATATCACCAGCTTTTGGTTCTATAGGATAATTAAAGAATCCCGCGCTTAGCGTAGAATTTCTAAATGTATTGTAAAAAGTAGAAATATGTATGTAGAAAGTTACATCATCATCAGATTGAAATCCAAACTTAGATAACATTAATGAATTTTCATTTAAATTTACAAAAGCAATAAATTCAACTGGACTTAAATAAGGTGCAAGAGTTTCTTCTCCATAAAAATTATCTGATGATGTTAAATTAAACGATAATGAAAAATATTGAATTTTTGTACCGTATAAATTTATTTGTTCTTGAATAGCATTTGAAAATAAGTTTCTCTCACATATTGTATTATCTTTATTTAAAAACCTAAAACACTCGTTCGCTGCATTATCAGGGGATAACGGGTATATTTTTATATCTGGTGAACCTGTAAATCTATCGATAGACATTTTATTTCTCCATTACGAACTTTTTCAAGTTCATATCATAATACAATACAATTCCTGTATTACCTAATTTTTTAACGCGTGAGGGAAGCATGTCTTCAACACCAAACTTTTTTCTTATAAATCTAATATCTTCTGGACTACAAATAAATTTGCCTTTTTTTAGTGTTAATAATGAATTTATTTTATTGTTATATTGTGGATCTGCTTTATGCATATCAGGTACAAATTCTTGATGCTTTCTAGTTAATCCAGGAAGACCAACAGGGTGTTGGTGTCTTTTTTTTGAGCCTGTGTTAAGTCTTGTAATACTTTTATTTAATCTGTACATACTACTAGGTAAAGGCATTGCTAATTCATTAAAGATTTGATCATATGATCCATTTATTACTTTTACTAACAATTCTATTTCATTACTATTGCGCAACAATTTAAATACAATATTTTCTATTGATAATTCACCTTCTTCTTTCAATCCCTCTTTTCTCTCTTCTTTAATTTTTTCAAAAAGTTTTTTTGCTGCAATATGTAATTTATAAGCATAATTTTTAGAAAGTTTTTTATTCATTTCTGTGTAAAATCTTTTAATAATTTTTTTGTATGTATTAAATTTCAACATAACATCTTTTTCATCTACTTCGGAAGGATTATACTTTGGTACTTTTATCCATATATTTTTAAGTAATGAATATAACCCAGAAGAAGTATGTTGTTCATTTACATCCTGTACGTACATTTCAACTTCATGACCTTTTATAGTAATATTATGTCTTAAATTCCATATAAATTTTTCACCATCTAATGCCATTTTAACTAGATCTACATCTTTATTAACATCTTTAAAATCTATAATTATATGAATATCGTAGTCTGAATATTCATTGTAGTTGTAATTGGCTAAGGAACCCGTTAATTGAATATCTTTAATTAACTCTTTAGGAAATTCTAAGCCGTTATAAAATTCTTTTGCAATAATTAAAAGCTTATCTCTTATTTCGGAATTTATTGTATTATTTTCATCCCATAAGAAAGGTGCTAATTTATCTTTATAAAATGTAGCCATATTATTATTTAATCAAAAAAAAACCCCGCTTTCGCAGGGTTTTTTTAATTTTGAGTAATTCTTATTAGACCTTGAAGAGCTCTTGATTCTTGCCCTTGATCTTGCTTTGAACTACTGCAGAACCTTTAGGGTTACCAGCTTTAGCGGCTGGTGCAGCCTTAGGTTTACCACCATCTACTTCGCCCGATGTTTCACCACTTGCTTTACCACCAGAAGGCTTTGTATTTGGACCGCCTACAACGTTAGCAGAACCTTTAGGAGAAGTTGGGGCACCGCCTTTAACACCAGAACCTACTAGTGCATGGCCTCTTTCTTCAGCTTCAACAGCTTCTTCCTTAACTTCTTCTTTTTCTTCTTCTTCACCCTTCTTACATTTTTCTTGTTCATCTTCTGCGGGCAAACCTTCACCAGCGCCGACTTCAGGAGCAACTTCTTCATCACCAGCGCCTAGCTTATCTTTTAGAAGATTTAATTCATCAATTACACTCTGTAGAATTTCGGAAGGAGATCTTTCATCGCCAGCACCTTCTTCACCTGCGCCGGTTTCATCACCAACGCCAAGCTCCTGTGCATCAAGCTTATCAAGATCCTCCTCTCCCATTACTGTTTCATAAAGTTTGTCAAAAATAGATTTGTTGCTCATATTATTATTTATATCTAAGGAGCTATTTTTTTCTACAGCTGTAGAAAATTTTTCTGGTTCAAAATGATTTTCTTTTTTACTCTTATTTTTTGGATCTACTAAATCTGTTTTAACCCCATCTGCAGCCTGTGGACCTGAATCTTTATGAAGAAAAGGCTGTTTAGGTGGACTATCTTTATGTGAAGGCAGATCTTGTTGAGGCTTACCCGGTTTTGTACCAAATTTAGCTTTTGGATCTTTTGATGCTTCTACTATTAGTTTATAAGCATCAGTAATTTGGCTAAGGTCGTTATTTATCCCTTTCACATAAGTATTTATGTTATGGGTGACAAAGAAAACAAGTTTTATTTAGGAAATAAAAATTTACCCTTACCTAATACACCATTTGAGTGGACACCAGAAATGGTTAAGGATTTAAAGAAATGCAGAACTAACATACTTCATTTTGCAGAAAACTTTTTTTATATTGTTAATCTAGATAAAGGTAAACAAAAAATAACACTTCACAATTACCAAAAAAGAATTTTAAGAAGTTTAAGAGATAACAGGTTTGTTGTAATGCTGTCCTCTAGACAAAGTGGTAAAACTACATTAATGACAATATATGCACTATGGATAGCGTGTTTTTTTGATGATCAAAGAATTTTAGTGGTAGCTAACAAAGAACAAACAGCTATTAATATTTTTAAACGTATTAGATTAGCATACGAACAATTACCAAATTTTTTAAAACCCGGAACTATAGAATATGGTAAAACATCTATGACCCTAGGTAATGGTTCTTCTATTGGTATATCAACTACTAGCAGTGATGCAGGTAGAGGTGATAGTTGTAATGTTTTAATTTTAGACGAGCTAGCATTTATTGAAAATAATATGGTTAATGATTTTTGGAAATCTGTTTATCCTATTATCTCGAGTTCTAAAAAAAGTAAAATTTTTGTTGCAAGCACACCCAACGGGACAGATAATTTATTTTTTGAACTATATAATGGTGCAACACAAAATGTAAACGGATGGTTTGCAGAAAGAGTAGACTGGTGGGATGTACCTGGAAGGGACGAACAATGGAAAGAAAAAACTATAAGAAGTTTAGGAAGTAAAGAGGCTTTTGATCAAGAATTTGGTAATGTATTTTTACAAACTGGCGAAAGCGCGGTTGATGAGAAATTATTTAATGAATTAAAATCAAACTGTCTTGATCCTGTTTTTGTTTTTGAAGAGGGGAGTTATATGTTGTGGGCAGAACCTCAAAAAGGAAGAACGTATGTTGCTGGTGTAGATGTATCTGAAGGTGTAGGTGAAAACTATAGTGTGGTTCAAATTTTAGATATTACTGATTTGACAAGTATTGAGCAAGTTGCAATTTATGCAAATAATAAAATACCGCCATTTAATTTCACTTCAAAACTTTTAGAAATTTTAGAACATTGGGGAAATCCGTATCTTTTAATTGAAAGAAATAATTGCGGGGCTCAGGTTGTTGATCAATTAAAAATGCAGCACGGTTATGATAATATTATAAACTATGGTCCTAAAATTTCCGGTAAAGAAAAAGAATATGTTAACCGCGCAGGTGTTATTGCTCATACGAATACAAAATATAAGGGAGTTATTAATATGAGATATTGGGTAAATGAATTAAAAGTAGTAAAATTTAAAGACATACATACTGTAAATGAATTAAGGTGTTTTGTGCGTCATGCTAACGGTACCTGGAGTGCAAGACCTGGATGTAATGATGATAGAGTTATGAGTCTTATATGGTCACTAATAATTCTTGAAAATGAAGTATGTGAAAAATATTTTGAAATTGCTGAATATGATGATAACAGAAGACCAAAAATCATCAAACCTTTTGACTATGGTATTAAATACTTTATTAACCCCACATCTATATATGTTAATGAAAAAGACAGAAGTTCAAACAATCCATTGCCTATTATTATTCCTGGAACAGGAAATTATTCTGAGGTCGATGACTTAAGAGGAGGAGGATGGAAATTTTTAAATGAATGATACATTTGTACAATCAATTCTCAATAAACAGAGAGTAGACAAATTTATAATGGTAGTAAATTTACCACCACTTTTAAAAGAAATAAATAAAAAATTAACCAGAAGTAACAGTACTATTCAAAGCGATTATTTACAGTTTTCTATTTACGGTGTTGTAGTACCAAAAATAGAATTTCATCATTCTACTCTTAGATATTCTGGACAGTCATTGAATGTCTCATCATTATCTAGAGTACCATATAATAGTGTTACTGTAAATTTTACGGTTGATAACATGTTTAATAATTACTGGGTTATATACAAATGGTTAGACTTTTTAAATAATGACAAAATTGGAATTTATGATAGTGAAGATCCTGATTTATTGAAAAATGTACCTGCTAAATTTTCAAAAATTCAAAATCAATATAAATCAACAATTTCCGTTTTTGGATTAGATGAATATAATAAGAGAGTTATTGAATTTAAATATACTAATGCACTTCCAGTATCTCTTAACAGTATAAACTACAATTATAGAGATCCAAGTGAAATGATAAGCGGATTTGAATTTTATTTTGATCAGCTAATTGTGGAGCTAATTGATTCCGATGAGCTTAACAAATCAACGCCTTTTTAATATAAAAAAATTGTATCCTATTTATGCAAAAAATATGTTACGAAACCAATAAATAATTGTACACCATATGGCAAGAGTAATACAATCACCTGGAGTACAAATTACTGAGAAGGATTTTTCGCAGAATGCTGTTACATCTAATGAAACTACCATTCTAGTAGCCGGTTTTGCTCCGATCGGCCCTTCTCTCGAACCAATTACAATTACAAGTTTAAGCGAGTATGAACAAACATTCGGGCTACCTTCAAATGGAGCAGAAAGATATCTTTATCATTCTGTAAAAGCTCTTTTAAGAAGCCCCGCTACAATTAATGTAGTAAGACTACCATATGGTAGCGGAACAGGGTCAGGGTATGGTAGTAATTATTCCGCATTAGTTTATCCTGTATCTGGTTGGAATCCCAACACAAATGCTGGTACATCAATTTTAACAAACGTAGGAAATGATGGCGTCTTTGTTTTAGGTAAACCATCTTTAGTATCACTAACTGACGAACAATATGAAAATATAATTCTAGGCAATGTATTTACATGGTCAAATGATACAGAAGCAAGAACAACATTTGATAACGTTACACAATTTGGTAGAGCAGGTCTTATTATTTTAAATAAGTCTAAAACAACCACAAATTCTAGATTAGAAGGAACATATGTAGGTTTGATTGACAATACCACAGTTAATCCAACTATTGATTATAGAGGTATTAATAATGTATTCACAGTTACTACGTCTGGTTCGAAATTACCTTCAGAGTATAGTATAGTACCTACTACAAGATTAAATTTTGCACTTAGTGCAGAGTTTGACGGTGTTGTTGGGTCAATTTCTCAAGCATTAGAATCAACAAGCCCATTTGATATCGGCGAAGACAAGTATTCTGATGTTATTAATTTGGGAGTATTTAGATTAGGGAGGTCTACCTATTCACCTGACGTTGATGTTCTTAATTACTCTGTTAAAGAGAGGTACCAAGGGTCAATTCTTTATTACAGAAATCAAGATACTTCAGGATCTGGTGGTGCACCAAAAAGCTTTTTTATTGAAAATGTTGTAAATAATAACTCTAACGATGTAAGAGTTCTTGTTAATCCTTATATTTCTGGTAAATTTGACGATGATACTATTGTAGGTTTAGACACAATACCTAATAAAAAGATTAGAATAGCTTCGCAAGGTGATATAGTAGCTTCACAAACTTTAGGTAACCCCTCATTTATTGGAATGAATACAACAACTTTAGAAGGATTCTTTAGCAGAGTTGGTGATGGCGGTGGGTTATATCCTATCGGTGTTTATACTGATGAATCTTCTTCTACTAAATTAATTGGAAATGTTCCAGGTAAGTTAAGCTTATTATTTGATAAGATTCAAAACTATGAAGTATACCCACTTACATTAACTGTAGAAGCAGGACTTGGTACTATCTATGCCGCAGCACAAGATAACGGTGGAGTATTTGATGAAGAAAGATATCTAGATATTCTAGGTCTTTCTGCTACTAACGGTAATGTTAGTGGTAATGCTGCTACAGTAAGAACAAATTATTCTGCAGTATTTTCACAATTTGCAACATTTGCATCTGAAATTAGAAAAGATCATATGTTTGTTGCAGACCCTCTAATTAATATATTTGTACAAAGCAATAAAATCAAAACATTAGATTTATCATGGGCTAACTTTACAAGTCAAATTTACTGGCCATTAAGAAACATCTTTAATCAATACAATACAAGTTATGTAACAACATATGCAAATTGTGCTCTTGTTAGCGATGACGTTTCTGATAGAAAAGTTTGGGTACCATTCTCAGGATTTGCAGCATCAAATATGGCAACGTCTGATGCAAATACCCAGCCATGGTCAGCACCCGCAGGGTTTAATAGAGGAAGTGTTATAGGTGCAGTTGATATTGCAATATATCCTAATCAAAAACAACGTGATCAGCTGTATAAAATTAATTTAAATCCTGTCGCACATTTTCCTGCAGATGGTTTTGTAATTTATGGTCAAAAGACATTACAAAAGCAACCTAGTACATTTGATCGTATTAATGTTAGAAGATTGTTCTTAAGTTTAGAGGATGCAACACGTAGAACTGTTAAGCAGTATGTGTTTGAACCTAATACTCTCTTTACAAGAACTCAAGTACTTAATACACTCGGACCAATATTTGAGAACGCTAAAAATACTCAAGGCTTATACGATTATCTTCTAATATGTGATGAACGTAATAATACACCTACAGTAATTGATGCTAACGAATTAGTAGTAGATGTATATATTAAACCAGTTCGTACAGCTGAGTTTATATTAGTTAATTTCTTTGCTACAAGAACAAGTCAAAACTTCAATGAAATTGTTAGCTAAGAATAAATAATTTTATGGCCGATGTAAATCAATTAATATCTGACTTTTATAGAGTAGCGGTAGAACGTGATTTCGCTCGTGACTTTCAGTTTAGAGTATTATCTATTAATACTGGCGATGCAAATGTAAATTTTGATCAAACCGATTTAGTTTATGTAAGATCAGCTAAACTACCCGCAAGAGGTATTAATATGAAAACAGTTCAATACATGGGATTGAATTTTAACATACCTGGGACCGTAGTATATCCAGGCTCTGATAGCTATACTTTAGAATTTTATGCTGATGCGAATTCTTCCATTAGACAAAAATTTGAACAATGGCAGCAAACAACGTTTGATGATGCCAATAGCACCGGAAACTATTTTACACCAAAACAAACTTCTACAATTGATTTGGTTCAAGTAGATAATCAGCTAAACAAAATAGCTCAATATAAACTAATAGGCGTTTCTGTTAAAAATGTAGGTGAAATTCAGTATAATATATCTGAAGGTACCGGTGATGTCGTTAAGTTTTCAGTAGAATTAACATATCACTATTACAGACGCGTAAATTAATCAATTATCTTAATTTGACATAAATATTTTCAGTGAATAATCCTATCACTGATGCTATTCAAGGCCTAGTAAATAATGCTGGTGGACTTTTAACTGGTAGGAATCCACTATTTGCACCACAAATAACAAATTTATTTGGGTTTAACCTACCGGGTGTACCTTTAATTAGTGTAAGGGATTATTTTTTAGCTCAAATGGAAACATGGTTAACCAGTTTGCCAGTAAGAACTCAATGGATTGTGTTAATAGACAGGTTTCCAAAAGCATTAAATACAAATTTAATACAAGGGCTTGAACGTACTGAAGGCGATAAAAGAAACTTTAACATAGACCAAGCATTGACATTGTTAAAAAGCTATCCATTTCAAAGAGTAATAGGTTGTTTATTTGCTCAGGGTGTTAAATTTCCTACTGAAGGTGTAGATTTTGAACATGTATCTGTACCTAATAGTAGAGGATTTCTTCCAGGTTTAGTAGCTGGACCAAGAATTAAGTATAGTTCTCCGCTAATTATTGAATTTTTGGAAACCAACACATCCTTTTCAGATTTAGTAATAAGACCATGGACAATTTTAGCGGGTCATTTAGGCTTTCAGTCAAGAAAGGGAGATATTAATGGTAGAAGGGATAGTTTAAACATAAAAACAGATATAACCATAATGCAATTTACCAGAACATATCAAAATATCTCTATGGTACCTAGAAAAGTATGGACATTTTATAATTGTGTACCAATTACGGTAAATTCAGAAGAGTTAACTTATGATAATGACGAAACATCTATATACGACACTAGTTGGGCATTTACTAACTATGCTATTCAAGATAATTTATATTTTCCGCTAGCAAACATTATTAGCCGAATTGAAAACGGTCAAATTCCAGTAATATCTCCATTTCAACAAGGCGGTCAAGGTAGTATTAATCCATTAGGCATATTATAAATTATTGTGTGGAACAATTTAAACTAAATCTATATGTTCATAGCTTGGATACTAAAGTTAGATTTAATGAATTAACTAATTTCTATTTCCTAAATATATTAAAATACTTTACTAATAAAGATTATGCGGGGGTTTCAGACTATTTCGATAAAATACTTTATGAGTTAATAGTAGATAAAAATATTTTTTATATTTTAAATAATTTTGATAAATTTTTACTTTTACTTCAATTAAAAGCTGCAAACGTAAATCCCGAAGTTAAATTAGTATTTAAAAACGAAAAAGAACCCGGTAAAAACGCAACATTTTCAATTAATATTTTTAAAGAAGTTTCAAAAATTACTGAAAATAAATTTTATATAAAAGATAATATACAAATTAATAATAATTTTTCAGTAAAACTATCGCTGCCTAAATCTCTTTTTATAGAAAATTATGACAATGTATTTTTAGAAATAATACAGTCTATTAAAATCGATGAAAGTGAAACTGCATTTAATTCATTAAACAACAATGAAAAAAATCAAATATTAGAAAATATTCCGGGTAATTATATAAGTTACTTTACAAAATTTATTGAAAATAGTAATAAAACAGCTAATAAAATATTTTTGTTTAAAAAAAATAACTCTATACCTAACTCATCTGATTTAATGTTAGATTTTTTTAATAACAATATGTTAAATTACTTAGAATTAATTTATCATGAAAATTTATACAACTTTATGGAATTTGTTTATGTAAATATTGCTAAGCTAAATATGTCTCTTACAGATTTTTACAATCAAGTACCTTCTGAGTCATTGTTAATGTTTAATTTATTTAAGAAAGATTTACAGATGCAGCAAGAAGAGATGAATAAGTCAACCGAATCTAAATCTAAAATGCCTCCCCTAGCAAAACCAGTATAAACTGTTAAGTAATATTAATGGACACGACAAATTTAATTCAAAAATTAAAGTCTATACAAGATTCGCATGTAAAGGTATATGTACCATCTGTAAATAAAGAACTAGAATTTAAACCATTAAACATTAAACAACAAAAAGATATAATTAAATCTACATTTGATAAAAACATTCCAGGTCTTTCCTTTTATAATATTTTAAATGGTATAATTAAAGACAATTGTGTTGATAAAACTGCAACCTTTTTAGTATTAGATAGAAATACCATAGCAATTGCTCTTAGAAATAATATTTTTGGTAACGAATATACAGTAGATGAAACTAACAATAGCAGTTTTAAAGTAAATTTAAACGAAGTACTTAATATTATTAATGAACCGGTTTCTAACGAAGTTTTAGAACACAAAATTAAACAAGATAGTTTAGAAGTTACTTTAAAAGCACCAAGCTTAGAAACTGATAATAAAGTTAATAAGGAATCTCAAAAATTACTATCTCATTTTCTAGATGACAGTAACGGTGCAAAAGATCTTATAAGCGAACTTTTTATTTATGAAATAGTAAAGTTTGTACATGAAGTTAAATTCGGTGAAAATGTAGTCTCATTTAAAGATATTACTGTTTCTCAGCAAATAGAAATATTAGAATCATTAACCGCAAATATAAACAAACAAATCTTAGAATATATAGAAGTTGTTAGAAATTTCGAAAGTAAATATATAACATTTAACAAATCTAATAAAGAGTATAGAGTTACAATAGATCCTGCATTTTTTAATCGCGAATAATACTTTATATTAAGTATTATATAGATGAATGATTCTAATGTATTAGAGCTAATTAAAGCTCTTGATAATTTATCAAATAAAGTAGATTTAATTGGCAAAGACGGGCCTGTTATAGAAGAATTAAAAGGTAACAAAAAAGCAAAACTAAAAACTCTTACTGATTTTATGAAGAAAGAGTTTAAAGATTATTTAACCTCTATTGTAAATGTAAAAGGTAACACAGTTTCAATACCTTCAACAACTACATCATCAGGAATTCCGGGAGGAGCACCTAGATCAGTTACTGAAAAAGTATTAAATGTAAATTTAGTTAGTATAGATAGGGTTTTGTTAGAACAGCTAAAAGAAATGTTTGGTAAACAGGAAGAAGAAAGAAAAATGCCCGAGCAAAAAAGAAGCTTATGGCCTGCATTATTAGCTGCAGCCGCTGGTGCAATTTATGGTATTGTAACAGGGCTAATAGGCTATTTTATGAAAATTTGGGAAGCTGTAAAATTACTTTTTTCTAAAGTAAAAAGTTGGTTTGACGATTTAATTGAAGCCATGAAAGCAAGATGGGCTAAATTTAAAGCATTATTTTCTGAAGAAGGTGCAATAGGTAGAATATGGAAAGCAATTAAAGAATTTTTTGGTGAGGAAGGACCGATTCAACGTTTATGGAGAAGATTTAAGGCTTTATTTACTGAAGAAGGATTTTTAGGTAGAATATGGACTTCAATAAAGAATTTTTTTGGTGAAGAGGGACCTATTCAAAAAGGATGGCAAAGAATTAAGGCTTTATTTACTGAAGAAGGATTTTTAGGAAAAATATGGAAAGATATAAAATTATTTTTTAGTGAAGAAGGGCCTATTCAAAAAGGATGGCAAAGAATTAAGGCTTTATTTACTGAAGAAGGCATGTTTGGAAAGATATGGTTATCTATTAAAAATATATTTACAGAAGAGGGTGCTATAGGTAAAGCTATAAAATGGCTAAGCGATTCATTAGGTGGTATGTTTAGATTACTCACAGAAAACCCCGTATTTAAATTTTTTGAAGCAAATATTTTAAGATTTATAAAATGGGTTGATATTATAACAAATTCCTTTTCTTCAATAAATGCGCAGGGATTTAATTTAAAAGGTTTATTTGACGGTATAGCAGGCGGTCTTACTTCTTTTTATACACTGGGGTTTGCAAACTGGGAAGATATAAAAAAGCAAACAGATAAAATAATTGAAGATTTTAAAAGCGGTAAATTACTTGACTCAGTAACTAGATCTATAACTGGTGTATTTGAAGTTTTCGGTGATGCATTAGGTAGATTTATAGGTTGGGTAGTAGGTTGGTTTAATGACGAATGGGGTAAAGCAATAACTGATTTTTTTAATAGTAATAATTTAAGTGATCAAATTATAGATATAAAAGATTCTATAGTAACGTTGGTAGGCGATGCATATGACTGGATTGAAACAAAAATTAAAGATATAGTAGATGTAATAAAGGGAGTTTTTAATTTTGATGTATGGGGGGTAATAAAAAGTTTGTTTGGTCCCATGTGGAATAAGGTTAAGAATTTCTTTGGCTATGGTAAATCTAAGCCAGAGGAAAATACACCTACTACATCTTCAAAAAGTGTTAATTTTACCGGTGAGTCTAAAACAGAACCTTCTTCAGCTGCAGCTTCATCTTCTACAGGCTCTGAAAAAGTACCAACACAAGATACATATCAACATAAATTAGCAGAAACACAAATAAAAGTTGCAAATGAACAAAAAGATGAAACTAAAAAAGTTTTAGACATGGCATCTAAGTCAAACGCTTTATACGCCGAAAATAATACTATTTTAAAAGAAATAAAGGAATTTTTAGCAAGAAAAGAAACTTCAACAGTTAATAATGTAAATGCTGCTAATTCAAATACTATTATTAATAATAATGTTGATACAAACGGAATAAATCAATGGAGGAGGGAAGTACTAACTTCTAGATAATATGCCATCTCTTTGGAATATACAAGATAGGTCAAATAGAATACCTGGAACCCAGGGATTCAGTACAACACCTCCAGATTTAGTACCTTCAACAAAATCATTTTTTGGGCCTAATTTTTTAAATACTGCTTTTAGAAACACAAGCTATAAAGTAGATGTTGTAAATAATTTTTATTGGACTTATTCTAATCTTGCAGGTGGTAACGGTATAAGTAGAGCTGAAGTACCTAACATTGAATTAGTAGAGAAAAGAATACTTACTAATGCACTTGTAAATCAAGCAATATATTCTACTGGTACTGCTGCAAGATCTATCTCAGATGCATCAACTGCATTAAGAGCATTTATTGGCGGAGCTTCTGATAGGTTTGGTATTTTACAAGGTTTGTCAAAATTATTAGGCGGGGTCGCAAATAATGTAAACAATTTAGTAACTGGTGTAGGAAATGTAACCGGGTTAAGTAAGGTTACTAATGGGTATGCAGGTGTGTTAGGACCATATGATGGATTGTATTTTACTGAACCTACTGGATGGACTTACAATTTTCCTTATTTTGATAATACACAAACAGATCTAATGAATAATTTTTCAGATCAGGGAAACACAATGCCATTATTAGGTCAAGCATATACGCAAGCAGTTGACGAAATAGTAAGTATGGCTAATACATTAATGTTAAAACCAGGTACCTATATTGAAAAAACAAAATTTTATGATTTTCCTATAGAGGGTGACCCTATAACATTTTCTTTTCCATTAATTAATACAGGAAGCGTTACATTTGATGATGTTGTAAGAAACTGGCAATTAGTTTTTCTTCTAACATATCAAAATAGACCTTCCAGATTATCTAGAGATTTAGTTGAACCTGCATCTATATACGAAATTAACATTCCTGGAATAAAATATTCACCTTTTGCTTACATGAAATCTCTAAAGGTTGACTTTGTTGGGTCTAGAAGATCAATTACTATACCGGTAAATATTATGTCTCTAAATTCAACATCACCTACCGAAATTAGTACAATTATTCCTGATGCATATAATATAACTATTACTTTACAGTGTATGGTTGCGGAAACTAGAAACATTATGTTCGCATCATTAACTAACAAAAACAATATTGTATCTGTAAATGGATCAAATGTAGCAAGTTCCAGTAGTTTACTTCAAACAATAGCTAATTCTATTATAGATACAATAAGAAGATAACGGTATAAATATCTTTATGGCAGACGGAGTTTTTCAGAATACTATAGCTGATTTACCTAGATTAGAGCCTCAGGTATATGAAAATATATTTAAACTATATTTAAATGAAAATAAAGATTATTTCTATAATCTTCTAACATCCGTTACAATTGATAGTGATTCAATAGCTCAAGAAGCATATTATAACAAAACAATAGTAAAAAGAATGCCCTGGACAATGATAAGTTTTGACGAATATAATACAATGTATCTTTGGTGGTTAATTTGCATTATTAACAAAATTGATAATCCCTTAGATTATGCAAGCGTCGGTACAACATTAAAAATGCTTAAACCTGAATATATACCATTAGTATTAAACGAAATAAATCAAAAACTTATTAATCTATGAATTTATTTAATGCAACTTTAGGATCACAAGACGATACAACAGTAAAGATAGGTGACAATACATTTAGATTTAATGTTACTTTAACAAATGCAGACGGTTCATTTTTTAGAATAAAAAATTCTGCTATTACTAATATGAATCTTAATGACAGTTTACTCGATATTGGTCATAAAGGTTATCTAATTTTTAAAAATAGTTTAGATGCTATGGAAAAGGCGGTTACTAATAACACAGCATCAAATGATAATTTATTTTCTAGAGGCTCAAACGCAGGTACAATATTACCCTATACTTTTAGAGGAGATGCAAGAGATTATCTTATTATTGATATTTCACCTAATCTTAACAGCTATTCTTCTAATACTGTCGTAGATGTAACAGCCAATACTGCAAATACGTTTCAATTAAAATTTTTATTTTGTGTTTATGACGTTGAAGATATATTAGGTGATTCACCATATGATAAGTTTAAAAAAGTATATTTTTGGGACTATCATTATCAAATATTAAATGAAAAAAACGCAAATTTTAATACAAGTAATTTTATATCTGCAAGTAGTTCAGGAACCTCATCAAACAGCTCATCATCTAATAGTCAACAAAGAAAAAGTATTCAAGATTTAACTAATGAGGAAAGAGCAATGCCTACAGGATTAGCAATTAAGCAACTATTAAAATCAGTTTTTTCACAAAACGAAGGATTTAATGTTAATTTTGGTGAATGGGAAGACGGTGGATCTAAAATATTTTATTCCTCTCCCGTAGGTAATAAAGCAATTGATGATATTAGCTATTTACTTGACAATCATCTAAGTTCACCAAATAGTTTTTATGATTTTTCAATATTGAGAAAAGACAGAGGTACAAATAATTTTACTTTAAAAAGTATGAAATCTTATTTTGGTGGAAGTACAGGAAGTTTTAATGCTGTAGGAATACAAAACGCAGGACCATCTCATATAGAAAAATTTGTACTAGGTAATTATACTCAAAGCAATGACGGTACATACAATTTAAGCAAATCTTTTAATTCACAACAAAATAACGCATTTTTACCAGATTATAGTATTATTCAAAAATTTAAATTTAGTAATATATCTGGAATGGATCAACAAAGAGAAGTTACTACTAATTTAGTTCATAACTACAATTTTAAAACAAAATATTTTACTATACACACTGCAGAAAATATATATAACAAAATATATAGCGTATTTAATTCTAACTATTCAAATATGGGGAATTCTGTACTTTCAAAAAATATTTTTAGAACCCAAAATAAAAATAGTAACCAAACATTTAGTGTAAATTATGAATACGATACTAAAGGAATTGCCGCAGGAAGAAACAAAATCCTTAAAAAGGCATTATTTTTATGTAACGCAATTAATTTTACCGCTAGAGGTCTATCATCAAGACAAGCAGGTAAGTTTATTTCTATTGATAGAAATGATTCATTTAATTCTAATAAATTTGACGAAAAAGTATTAGGGTCTTATTTTATTGTTAATGTGAATCATATTTTTACTAATGGACAGTATATAAACGAAATTACAGCAATAAAGCCTTATACTCTAGGTACATCAGGAATAGCTGAGGTAATATAATATGGCATATAGAGGAGCAAATAAAACTATAATACCTGAATTAACTATGCAAAATTTTGCATATTCAGTAGATTTTCTTAGAAAATATTCGACTTATTTATCTTATGTAGACTCATTTTTAAAAGAAGTTGAAATTGCAATTAATTATAGAATTACAAGCGTTAAAAACGATGTTATTAAAGAAAAACAAAAGTTTTTTGATGAATTAACTGAAAAATTTAAAGAATTTAATGATGAATTTTGTGTTTACTGGTTAGAAGTTTTTAATTCTAATCCCTCTTTCTTTAAATCAGATAAATCAGTAAACTTTTTTAGGCAAATTAGTGATAGTATGGGTATGATTACTAATTCAAGAGGATTATTTGATGATAATACAGTTTCAGTTCATGAAATATTTCACTCACAATTAAGACCTATTACGTATATACCTAACAATGCATATCAAAAAATTTCTCCATGGACTTTAAAAACTATAGAAAAGGCTAGTTTTAGATGTAATACAATTTATAGAAATAATGCTGCAATGCTTCAAGAAAAAAGCGCTAAGAATACAACTGCACATGGTGAAAACTTAGTACCAGATACCGAACACATAGGCAGAATGCAAAAAATTAATCAAAATTTAGTGCAAACATTAACAACATATGTAAAAGAA